TCAGGCGGTTCTGCCTGCGTTCCGAAGTTCGACCACCTTGGCGATGGAATCGCTTCTCCCTCGGATGTACCGATCAGTTGTGCTGACCTGGCTGTGGCCCGCGGCGTCACGCAAGATGAACGGGTCGAGCCCCAGCTTGCCGGCTTCGGTCAGGCCGCCGGAGCGGGTATCCATCATCTTCACCGTCTCAGGAATGCCGGCCGCCCGGCGGCACCGGATGAACGCCTCGGTCCAGCCGTTGCGCGTGTAGGGCATCTCCTTGCGCTCCCCGACGATGACCGGGCCGATCCGGCCGCGCGTCGAGAGCATGAAGAGCCGGCTGCGCAGCTCGGGCGCGTGGGTCAGGTCGAACCAGAGCGGTTCCGGCATCGACTTCGAGGTCTTCGAGATCGTCTTGCTGAAGCCGGTCAGCCCTTCATCGAACATGTCCCAGGTCAGGCCGTCCTGCCACCGCTCGAACTTCCGGGGCAGGTGGAGCTGCCGGCGGTTCCGGGCCAGCTCGCGCACCACGCCCCCTGCCTTCGGGTCGCACTCCAGCCAGTGACCACGCACGTCGACCGCGCGCAGGCAGAAGACCCATTGCAGCAGCAGGCCGGTGGCGAAGGCGAAGAGGCCCTGCTCGTCCGCCTGGTCCACGATCGCACGGATTTGCTCGCGGGTCGGGGCAGATGACTTCTTCGGCGGGGACTGGATCCGCATACCGGAGAGGATGCTTGCCACCTTCACCGCTGGCTCATGCTCGATCAGGGCGCCGTAGTTGGCGAGGATCCGAAGGTGCGTGAAGATCCGCTTGATGTAGCTGGCGGACCGGCCCTTGTCCCTCATGCCGTCCCGCAGATCGCAGAGGACGGTGTAGTTGGTGGCCGCGATCGAGACCTTGCCGATGGCGCCGTCTAGCTTGTCCATGAAGATCACGTAGCCCTGCCGGGTGTTCGCCTTGACGCCATGGATCGGGCTGTGCCGGTCGGTCTTGTAGCGGTGGATCAGCCAGCCCCAGGTGCCGACCTCGTGGGCGCTCATGTCGGCGCCGAAGAAGGCCAGCATCTCGCGGGTCAGCTCGCGGGCCTCGCGGGCCCGGACGAGATCCTGCCCGTCACCTTCTTCGCCGGTCAGGCGGACGGAGGTCTTGGGGTAGCCCATCTTGCGGAACTTGGCGGTGGGCTTCCAGTACCACCAGTTTCGGGATCTCACGGCGCCCGGGGCGTAGGACGGGTCCGAACCGTCCCACAGGGCTTCCTTGTAGGCCATGTGTTTCACTTTCACTGTGGAGCATCACGGGTTTCAGAGGGCGTCGAGATTGATGCTCGGCCTCTCGCCGCCAACGGTCACCTTATCCGAGTCGGAGACCCGGCGGCGTTTTTCGAGCCAAGCCCTGACATCGGCCTTCAGGTAGCGGCCGAGGAGGGGATCAGGCTCAGGGAAGCCCTCGGCCTCCAGGGCGGATCGCTTGTCGCGGAACGCGCGCGGGGACATGCCGAGGTGCTGTGCCGCCCAGGACGCGCTGCCACAGGCTGCTTCCTTGGTGAGGGTGTGGTCAGCCATCGGCAGGGCCCTCCTGCATGTCTTGCCCGAAGCGGGTTTCGGCCAGAAGATTGAGAAGACGGTCATACTGACTACGCGGCAGGCACAGGACCGGGCGCTGACCGGCGCCCAGCAGGTTCTCGGCCGTGGGGATGATCTGGACCTTTCCTGCTTGCGCTAGTGCGATCACGGCGGTCAGGAAGCGATCTTGGCCCGCCTGGATCTCGTCGGCGAACGCGCGAATTGCTTTGAGCTGATCATCCATCCCTCAGCCCTCCTTCTCGATCAGGGCGAGGATAGCGTCGGCAGTCGCGTATGCTGATTCGGCACATTCTGGGTCCTGACGATAGAGGTCTGTGTCTACGCCGAAATCACTAAGCAACTGCAGGTGGTCTAGAGTAATAATTCTTGCTATCGCGTGTCGATCAATAGCGCCGGAACTTCTCGCCTCCTCCAGCCCTTCCCTGTGACCCTCTGCCTTTGCCGCGTCGATCTGGCGCTGGAGGGCGGCGGCGGCGTCATCATCTGCGCCGTAGTGGTCCAGTGCTGCGGCGTAATACTTCCAGGCGTCCCTTAGTGCTGCGCGAACCTTGAAGAGGTCGAACCTCAGCAGGGGATCACCATTCGGCTTCTTTGCTTCGTACCTCATGTTGTGCGCCGACTGTTCAAGGGCCGACTTGCACCGCGCTCTTTCAGCCGCCACCATCGCGTCGGCCTCTTCCCGCGAGAGCATGGCGGGCTGGGGGTCGAGGGCAGGGGCGATGTGCCGCTGGAAGGCTTCCTGACAGGCCCCCTTCGCCTCGGCCATGTCGCCGTAAACCAGTCCCGTATTGCGACAGAGGACTTTCCCGTCCGGCAGACCCTCCAGACGACGGTGAAACCCACACATGTCGGCAACCGAGCCCGGGTAGGAGGCTTTGTAGTCGTACCATTCCAGCGGCTTGACCTTCACCCCCACAGGCTGCGGGGCGGGGCGGGCGAGGTCGGCGCGGATGTTCCAGGCGCTGATGGCTTGCCTGATGTCGTGGTCGTCAGCCCACAAGTCATCATTCCCACGACAACCTCGCGTCGCGCACGAAACGATTGAATAGTTATATCTATCGCCCGACGAACAGGTCACGCCACTTGGCGCTTCCCCACAAAACGGGCACGGCTTCAGCTCCGGTGCGTCAGTCATCGCTCAGCTCCCTGCTGCTCTCGACCAGCTCGCCGCGCAGGAGGGTCCCGCCGGCGGAGATGGTGGCGATCTCGACATGCTCCAGCTCCCAGCTGGTTTCTTTCCGGCGGCGCAGGGTCTGCTCGATCGAGACCACGGCGCCCTGAGAGAGGACGGTGCCGGTGCGGATGGTGCGGATCATCAGACCAGCTCCCCGTCCGGCACCTCGATGATCCCGTGGGCGAAGAGCATCGCCTGGGTCTCGATCAGCGACTTGAAGAAGCGATCCGCCACCGCGTGCGGATAGAGTTCCAGCTGCGCCTGTTCGCGCGGGCTGGGCTGGTCGAGCAGCTGGTGGCAGCGGTGGCAGGCGCAGACGGTGGCCAAGTCCGTCACCTTGGTGCCGGTGCCCTTCCCGGGGCCGGGCAGGTGCGCCATGACGTTGGTCGCTTCGTCGCTGCAGCGCTCCCCGAGGATCGAGCAGATCCGCAGGGTGCAGGGCATCATGACCCCGGTCTTCTGGCGGATGAGGTTCGGCGCCGCCATGATCCGTGTCGACCGGACCTTCGGGAGCATGTGGGGGCGGAAGTCGGTGATCATTTCGTGCCCTCCGGCTTGCCACCGAGGCCGCAGTAGCCCCGGTCGGTCTCGTTGGGATAGGTGAACGCGGCGGGATCTGCCGCGACACGGGCCACGGCTTTCTTGTGGAGGCCGTCCTTGCTCTTCGTGGGCTCCTCGGCCTGCAGGGCGGCAATCTCGCGCTGCACGGCCGACATGAAGCGGGGATCGTTGGCCGCCATCGGCATCCAGCGCCAGACCGCGCAGTCGGCGCCCTGGCAGTAGTTCGATGCCTTGGTAGAGCCGAAGGTGCGGGCGAGGGGGCACTTCCACTGCTTGCCGGCCTCGTCGGGGTGAAGGCTGGTCATGGGGAGGCTCATGCGGACCCCTCCGTCGTCTGGCGCTCGAACGACGAGACGATCTTCTTCAGGATCTCCGACTGCCTCGCGACATAGCGGTGGAAATCCTCGCTTCCGATTTCGGGGAGAGGGTCCTGCAGGGAAGCAACCAGATCGGCAGTTGCCTCCGAGTCCACGGTGTCAAGGAAGCACAGGCCCGTCTTGATCAGGTTCACCGCGGCGCTGACCGGGTGCTGCCTGGTGGTCGAGACACAGGCGCCGACGGCTGCCGTGTGGATCCTTTCGACCATCATGCCCGTGGGCCCGTCGCTGAACTCGACGCCTTCTTGAAAACCTTCCATCATGCCTCGTCCTCCTCGCTGCGGGCCTTCTCCTCGGCCGAGTACCAGCCGCCGGTCCAGTTGAAGCGCTCATCGCCGTCCTCGTAGGGGCAGTCCTCCAGAGCGACGCCTTGCTCTGCTGCGGTGCGCCCCTCGGCGAACTCGAAGCTGTTCTCGTCGGGCCCGGCCCCATCCTCGGCGCTGCCCTCGATGGTGTCGGCGTCCTCGACCTGCTGCTGGTCCTCGGCTTCCGGCTCCTCCTGCTGGCGGGCGGCCTCGCGGGCGGCGGCGGCCCGGGCGGCGAGGCCCCCGGCTTTCGGCTCGTCGGGGGTCACGTCGCGCATCCGCGGCGCCTGCTCGATCTCCTCGCGCTCGTACACGCCAAGGAGGACGTCAGGGAAATGGCGCCGGCACATGGCCCGGGCGGAGTAGTACCAGAGCTGCTGGTCAGGGTCGGATTTCCAGAGCGGCGAGTTCTTGGTGCTGATGCTGCCGATCTCGGGAGAGCTATAGACGATCTCCTCACCATCCTCCGAGCTCACCGCGCGCAGCACGCAGACCCGCTTCGCGCCCTCGCCCTCGAAACCACCCTTCAGCCGCCCCTTGATCGGCGCCCGCTGTTCGATGACGGCGTGGATCAGCTGGGCCTCATAGGCCACCCGGTCGTTGACCATGTAGCTCTTGTTGGCCACGGCAAAGGGATCCATCCGCCAGTTCAAGGCCTGCAGGCTGACGGCCATACAGGCGCCCGGCTGCCCGCGCAGGTGTTTCGGCACCGCCTGACCGGCCACGGACATGAGTTTGGAAAACTCCATGACCTGGCCCATGTCCTTGAAGGCGAGGCCGCCGACGCTGGCGGATACCTCGGTGCCGTGCGCGATGGTCAGATCGGTCTTTTCGCGAATGCGGTCCTCGATCGAGGTGCTGCTGTTCTGCTTGGTGTTGCTCATGGCGCTTCTCCTGCCAGGTTCATCTCTTCGAGGATCTGCTCCCGCAGGCCCTCGCTCATGTGGTAGGCGCCCAGCACCTCGCCGGCGCCCGGCCAGTGACCGGCCTCCAGGCACTCGTGGAAGCGGTAGAGGGCGCGGTGGTTCCTGAAGCGGCCCATGGCCAAGGCTTCTTCCTGGATCTCGCGGATGATCACGTCGTGGGGCGGCTCGTCCTCCTGGAAGACCAGCCCGACCTCGGTCGGCGGGTGCCCGGTCAGCTGCTCCCAGCCCTCGGCGGCGAAGGCCATCTGCATGAAGTAGCCGTGCTTCTCGATCAGCGTGTCGACGAAGGCGCCCGTGAAGGCGCGGCCCTGCGTGTTGACCTTCTTGTAGTCGGAGAGCAGCCCGTCAGTGCGCAGGTTGTCCGGCCGCGAGAGGCACCAGATGCCGGTGCGCTCGTCCCGCCATGCCATCGTGATTTCAGGCTCGCCGCCGAGGGCGTAGGCCGCCGCCGGGTCGTTGGCCAGCACGCCGCCCATGTTCACCAGCAGCTCGTAGTCGGTGTCGGTCAGCACGTCGCGGCCATCCTTCTCCACCGCGCTCCAGAAGGTGATCGACTTCTTCGCCGACGCGCTCTCCCGGCCCTCTGCAAAGGCGCGCAGCTGAGGCTTGGTCGGGCGAGACGGGCGGTTCTCGGGCAGCACCTGGAAGTGCTTCTCCAGCTCCTCTGTGCCACCCTCCACCAGCGCGGCCATGGCCCGGCCGAGGCGCAGCGCATCGCTGTCCTTGTCGGGCCAGCGGTTCTCGTTCAGCGCGCTGGTCGCCCAGGTCTTCGAGGGGGCGTGCCCGTCCATCTTGCGGAGGACGCCGCTGGTGACGCTGGGGCCGTTGCAGGGCTGGTTGTGGTGCCGATCGAGGCTGAGGCGATAGAAGCCGGGTTCCGAAATGAGTTCGCCCTTGGGGAGGTCGATGATCTCGATGGTCATGCTGCCCCCATCCGGTCGATGTTAATTTTCTCGACACGAAATGAGTAGGCGGCCACCCACGGGTTCGCGTCCCAGCCGAAGCCTCGCTTGGCGTTGAGGCTGTCCCAGAGGGAGCGGAACTCCTCGCTCGGGCTCTCCCCGTCCTCGCCGTTGCTAGACACGTATCCGGCACTGCCCTCGGCCGCCGCGTCGGCCTCGCTGATCTCCTGCAGACGCTGCACCCGCACATCGGTAACGATCAGCGTCAGGCGCGAGGCCCAGCGGGGCATGAACATGCCAGGGCGGTATTTGCCTGCATTGCTCCCGAGGTTCGGGATGTCAGGTGTCGCCTCGTAGGCGACATGCGTCCCTGCTTCGAGTGCGCGAGGCGGGAAGGGGTCATATTGCGCCCATGTCCGCCACGCTTCTCGCACCCAAAGGAGGTCGCCGACGCCGTGGGTCTTCGGCAATTTATAGGCCGCGTCGTTCTCGTCGTAGGCGTAGATACCTTCCCGGAAGATGAAGGCTGGCGGCTCCTCGCACCAAGGGTTCAGCACCCGCCGGGTCTGGGTCTTCCGGCCTTCCAGCAGCGCGCGGACCATGGGGCCGAAGAAGGGGATGGGACGGTCAGACATGCCGCACCTCCGGGTATCCGTCATGCACGACGCCATCCAGCTCGCGGCCCATGGCCTCGATCTGCTTCTGGGTCTTCCCCTCCCATTGCTTGAACAGGAACGGCACCCCGGCGTCAGCGCATTGGTCGCGCAGGGACCGGAACCAGTCAGGATCTGCGTGACGGAAGTTCGGGCCGCTCTCGCCGCCGGTGATGACCCATTCCAGCTTGCTGGTGTAGCGCCGGATGCTCACCGGTCCCAGCAGGGGTTCGCAGGAGAGGAACCGGACCCGCGCCGGGCATTGGATCAGGTGCGGGATGCGCCGGTCGGCTTCCTCTTGGTTCTCGACGGTGGTGCCGAGCCAGACGTTGCGAGGGATGCCGCCGATGAACCAACGCTCGGGCGCAAACTTCACGATGTTCTGCGGCCGCTTCGTCAGCAGCAGCCAGTCGATGTTTGGCGTCTGGTCGATCAGATGCCACAGATCCAAGCGCCAAGCGTCCTCGATACTGCGGTGGTTGTCGAAGACATCGGCCAAGCTGGCACAGAAGACGCGCGGGCGCTCGGCGGCACCCTCGGCCGCCTTGTTCCAGCGCACCGGATTGCCCCACGTCTTCGTGCGGCGGCGGGCGCCGTGCGGCCCCCATTGGACATGCCCGCTGCGCTTCGCCCAGCCCTCAGCATAGCAGTGATCGCAGGCCGGGCTGACTGCGGTGCAGCCAGTCCACGGGTTGAAGGTGTGGGTGGTCCACTCGATGCCACTGTTCTCAGCCATCGAGGTAGACCTTCACATGGGGGATCTCGCCGGCCATCATCGCCTCGACCATGCCGGCCACGCTGCGGGGCTCGACCTTGCCGAGGGCGGTGACGATGGTCGCCTTGACCCGTTGCCGGTTCTCCGCGTCCGCCAGCGCGGCGGCCTCGGCCTCTTCCTTCTCGCGCTGTTCCTGGGCGATCCGGTCGCGCTCCCGCTGGGCGGCCTCGTCCTCGCGGCGCTTGGCCTCTTCCAGCTCACGGGCGTGGCGGGCTTCGGCTTCCTGGCGCTGCTGTTCCGCCCGGGCCTCGGCCTCCCTGGCGGCGCGCTCCTGCGCCTCCTTGGCCTCCTGCTCGCGCCGGGCTTTCTCCTCGGCCTCGCGAGCCTTCCGCTCCTCCTCGGCCTTGGCGGCGGCCTCCTTCTCGGCCCGTTCCCGATCCTGGCGCTCGCGCTCTTCCTTCTCGGCGCGCAGGGCGGCCAGCTCGCGCTCGTTCTCCTCGCGCTGCTGGGCCGTCTGCAGGTGGGCGCCGTAGACCTTCAGGGCCTCTGCCTTCAGCGCCTCGGCCTCCTCGGTCTTCTCCTGGAAGGTCTCCTCGGTGACCTCGACGGCGGTGATCTTGTCGATCAGGGCCTGCAGTTCCTCCGAAGAGGCGGCCGCGTTCAGCTGGTCGGTGTCGAAGGTCAGCATCAGCTGCAGGATCGCCCGCACCCGTGCCTCCTCCTTCTCCTCCCATTCCTTGACCGGCGCCTTGGTGTCGTCGCGCAGCTTTTCCAGCCGCTCGACGGCGCTGTTACGCTTGGCGTTCACGTCGGCGATCTTCTTGCGCGCGTCCTCGGTCAGATCCTTGGCCGTCTTCTCGATCAGAACCTTCGAGCTCGAGACCTTGGCGGCCAGGCTGGTGGCCGCCTTCCGGCCCTTGGGCGTGGTCACGTCGATGACCTCGGACTTCACGCGCTTCTCGATGCTGGTGATCAGCTCGTCCAGTTTGCCAGCTTCGGTGAAGACGGCCGGCAGATCCTTGGCGTCGGGCAGCAGGGACAGTTCAGTGGTGTCGGACATGGGGTTCTCCTCAGCGGCTGAAGGTTTGGGCTGCTTCGGTTTCTCGCACCCAGCCGATGTTGTGCTTCTTGCGAAGGGCTTTTGCCTCATCGCCAACGCCGTAGTTCAGCAGCCAAGTGTTTCTGCCGTCGTGATCTTCTGGCAGTTGAAGAATGAGCCCTTCAGCGTGTTTCACACGGCTACTTCCGGACTGAATTTCGTGGTGGGTCGGCTTGTACATGGGGGTTCTCCTGGTGGGCTTCATCTTGGGAATGCCGGCGGCCCTAAGCCTCGACCGCCGGCTGACCAAAGGTGACGCCTCTTTCTGGCGCGCCGGGTCTTTCGCCTCCGGCCAGGGCATCGCTGTCGCTACATGGCGGCCTCCATGGTTGGCGCCGCGCCTTCGAGGGCGCTTCTGGTGGCGCTGGGGGAAAGGGTGCTCGACGGCTTCAGGCCATGACCTGAAGGGTGAAAGCGATGGAGCCGATCAGCATGGCGAGGATGATGCTGAAGAGACCGGCCAGCTTGCGTCCGCGGCTTTCGCCAGCCCGATACCCTGCGCCGACGAAGAGGAGGATCGCCACGGCCCAGAGCAGCGCCGCGAGGATGTGCAAGAGCAGGGTCATTCGCTGGCCCTCACGTCGACCACCACCGGCGGCGTGTAGGTCCAGGGGAAGGTCACGGGCAGTCGGCTGTCTCGGGAGGTGTAGGTGGCACCGTTCGGTTCACGGAAAACGCGGCCCTCGATGTTGTAGGTACAGCCGTCCTCGTCGCGGAAGATGGCGGAGAACCGCTTGTTCTGCTGAGTTCCATCCTCGCCGTAGGGCTCGCCCCATTCGTCATCCTCGCCAGTCAGGGGCGTGAGGGGGCGGAACATGCAGACTGTCTGGGCCAGGTTGCTGGCGATCCCGGCCGACATGCCGGAATGTCCTTCGATGCTGAACAGACGGACCTGGCGCATGACTGCGTTACCCATCATGTCGCCGTACAAGGCGTCTTCCTTGAACCAGCCGGCCCGGCGCAGCTCTTCCTCGGCATAGGCGGTGATGTTGCCGTTGGCGTCGGGATGAAGCTTCAGGATGCGGTCAAGCAGCCAGTCGCAGACGCGGGCAGGCGCCCGCTGGAAGAGGAAGCGGATGCGGTGGTAGCGGATCATGATGACCTCCATCTGAGCTGTGGGTGGGCGCCCGCGGTTCTGCTGTGGGAGCGGGCGCCCTGGTGAGGCCGGTTCCGGTCGGCCGATCGCGTGAGTGGTGGTGCCGAGGACGCCATGACATCGGGTTGGAAAAAGGCGCCCTCGGCGGTGCCCCCGCTACGAGGCTGTGTGTGTCAGGTGCGGGGAACCTCTTGCCCCGGCCGGCTGGGAAGGAGTGGGGACGCCGGCCGGGGTGACAGCGCGCGACTGCGGGGGAGCAGGGGACAACGCGCGCTATTCGAAATCAGGGGGTCATCAGCACCCCGGCGAAGGTCCCGAGCGCCAGAGCAAGCAGGGTGATCGTCGCGCAGGCCCGCTTCGAGAAACCGATGCGCGGCCCGGGGCTGCGATCCGCAACCGCCACGAGGGCCCGGGCCATCAGGGTCTCGACGTCGTCGGCCGAGTTGTTCGCCAGGTACAGCGCCGCGTTGCGGATCCTGTGCGACGGGTGCGCGCCCGGGTTGCCGAGGACATGGCGTGCACGCTCCAGCGGGGGCTTGTAGGCGGTGACGTGATCCCTCATGCGGCTTTCTCCTCGGGCTTGATGCCGAACCGGCGCCACCACATCAGTTCGATCTGGTCGGCGGTCAGCGGGGAGCCAGTGACGCGCTTGGGGAAGCCGAGGGCGATCAGCTGGCGGAAGGTTTCAGGGGACGGGTCGCGGTAGGTGTTGAGGTCCAGCTCGTGCATCTCCTCGCGCTCCTGGTGGACCGCGTAGAAGATCCGCTTGGGCTTCTCCTTGGTGCCGACCTCCTCGACCATGCAGGTCCACGGATCGACGCTGAAAAGCTCGTCGGCAAAAGGCGCCTTATTGGTGCCGGTATTCTGCATTTTGCTTCCCAAACCTCGCATTTCTCGACATCAGGCTTAGTGTTCATATTGAATACCGTCAAGATAAAAATATTCAAATTGAACACCCACCCTTAGAGTGAGTGCGTAGATCGGGGGCGAAACCTAGGGAGAGAGGGATGACGGAAAGCGAAAAGATCGCGCTTCTCGTGCGGGCGGCCGAGAGGGGGCTGCCCTTGGAGAGGGTCTATAGGCTACTGATCGAGCGAAAGAAAATCGCCCGAAGATTTCAGTGCTTGAAGATCTGGGGGAGGCGCGCTTCCTGGCCGACCAGGAGGTATTCCATGGGAACACCGTGGACCAGGAAGCAACGATAGAGCTGGTCGACCGTAAGCATTCGGTTGCCCTGTTCCACCTGCGAGTAGTTGGACTTCGTGATTCCAATCGAATCCGCGAAGTCCTTCTTCGTCAGGCCGAGCTTCTCACGAACGAACGTCACGCGGCGGGCAAACGCCTCCCGGTCAACGGACTGATTTTCACGCGGAATCTTGGGTTCAACAGCCATGCACGCATCATGGCGCCACTGGACGGCAAGTGAAGGCATCAAATCAAATCCGTTGACAAGTGTTCATATTGAATACTATCGCTCAGACCATGAAGAGCGTTTCGGAAATCGTACAGGCCTTCGGTGGTCCGACCGCATTCGGTCGGATCTTCGAAATTCCCTACAACTCGGTGCAGACCTTCCGGCGCCGAAACCAGATTCCGGCTGACCGGGATGTGGACCTCGTTCGCGAGGCGAAAAGGATGGGTATTACCCTTAGCTATGAGCACCTTGCGAAGATCCGTCATGGGAAAAAGTGACTTCGGATACTCGCCATTTGTGTTCAAACTGAACACGTTTCAAGGGCACGGGTCGCGCGGGCAGTCAGTACGTCGTGCAACTCATGGCGCCGCCGGTGTCGATGCAGCGTGTGACGGTTCCGCCAGCCTGACGGGCCATCTCCTCATGGTAGGCCGCCTGGCAGGCCCTCGTGTGCGCCTGACCCAGCTCGGTCAGCATGATCTTGCAACCCTCGGCGGTCTTCATGCTCTCGGCAGAGCAGGCCGCAAGAGCGCCAACAAGTCCAACAATCAAAGCAGTTTTCATCATCCCGGATCCTCCTGGGGCGACGAAATCAGGTTCCCGGAAAAAAGCAATACCGACCTCGGTACTTTCTCAGCTGCCCCGTGAGGCTGCGACGACGGCATCGGGCCGAGGCTCGGTGAGGACGTGGAAACCCGCAATGCCGTCACCAGGCGCTCAGTGCTGGAGCGAGATCCGGCACACCCCCCCCAACGAAAGGAGCTGACCATGGAAGACCCGACGAACAGCGAGCCCGAATTCGGGCATGACCAACTTCTGGGCCAAATCCAGGCCCGGTCGGACGAGGAGTACGAGCGGCAGAGCGATGCCGGCGAGAGCGCGGCCAAGCTGACCGAGTTCCTGGACGAGACCGGCATGAATGGCCAGGCGTTTGGCTGGCTGAAGAGCATCGTGAAGAAGCTGCCGAAGAAGAACGGCCAGGCCAAGGCGATGGACATCATCAGGTCCCTCAAGAAGGGCCTGCCGATGGTCGAGGCCCATGTCCAGGGCCAGGGCAGCGGGGAAATGGACCTGGGCGATCCCGCTGACTACGAGAGCGAGGACGAGACCGCCGATGCCGCGCTCGACGAGGGCGACGACGTGGTGCCGATGGGCGACGAAGAGCTGGCCGAGGATGCCGCCGACTTCGAGGCGAACCTGGCTGACCTCGACGAGGATGAACCCTCGAACGTCACGCCCATGACGCGGGCGGCCGAGTGATGCAGCTCTTCAAATCACTCGCGGCCACGTTCGCCCTGATGAGGATCACCACGGCACCGATCCCCTCGCCGCAGCCCAAAGCTACCCGGCGGTTTCCCGGTGACGGCGTGCGCCGCGCCGAGGCCCGTCTGGCGGCCAAGCGTAAGGCCAACACCCTGATCCCGGATTGCCCGATCGAGACCCGGCAGCGGCGGCGGGCGGAAGAGCGCGCGCGGGCCAAGGCCTATCGGTTGGTGCTGAAGCGGGAGGCTATGAAGAACAAGCTGCCCGGCGGCGCGGCGGTGATCCGGTGAAGGTCATGGCCTTCGATATCGCCACCTCCACGGGGGTGGCCTTCGGGCTCGCGGGGAAAACTCCGCGGGCCACGACGATTGCCCTTGGCAAAAGGGGCGCCACGCAAGCCGCCCGGTTCGCCAAGGCCATTCAGATGACGCGCCACCTGGTGCGCAAGTATGAGCCCGACCACGTGTTCTTCGAGGCTGCCATCGGCGGGGCCCATGCCAATGCGTTCCTGATCGGGCTGGCCGCGTGCGTGACCGGCACCGTGGCCGACGAGGGGGTGCTGGTGCAGGAGGCTAGGATCCAGTCCGTCCGCAAGCACTTCTTGGGCAAGCACCTGACGGCCAGGGACTTCCCCGGTCTCAGCGCCAAGGATTCCCGGCTGGAGATCAAGCAGCGTGTGATCGCCCGGTGCAACCAGCTCGGATGGCAGCCTCGGAATGACGACGAAGGCGATTCACTCGCTCTGTGGGACTATGGCTGCGCGACCCTGCGCGCCGCCCAGAGCGCGCCGCTCGGGGGGCTGTTCAATGGCTGATGTGGACCCGCACCTGGTGCGCGACCTGATCGCCCGGGGCGAGGGCGTCGAGGATATCGCGGTCGCTCTGGAGTGGCCGGTGGAGGAGATCCGCAAGGTGGTCTCCCAGATGCGCGCCGAGGGCGTGATCGAGCAGATTTTCAAGAAGGAGGCGAGCGATGCGTGAGCAGATCAAGAGGCGTGCTCTCAAGGAGCAAAGGAACATCTCCGCCGTCACAAAGCTGGTCGGCGGAGAGGAGAGGATGAAAGTCCTGTCCTATTCGTTTGTGCACTCCAAGTCAGAGCACTTCAGGTTGCACGACGACGATGAGGACTGCGGTCTGTACCGGATCAACATCAAGAAAATGGCGGCAGAGACAGGCCTTACGAAGCGTGAGGTCAGGAAGGCTCTGTCGGACTACTGGTCCGATATGTCGGCGCGCCAGAAGGGGAAGCTGCAATGAGCCTTCACCAGTTCGATCCTGATGTTGCCAAGAAGGTCGGTGTCAACGCCGCGATCCTGTACCAGAACATCGTTTTCTGGACCCGGCACAACATGGCCAACGGCAAGCATTTCCATGACGGCATGTGGTGGACCTACAACTCGCGCAGGGCCTTCGCGGCGCAGTTCGAATACCTCAGCGAGAAGCAGATCCGGCTCTGCCTGGACAAGCTCGTCGACGCCGGGCTGGTCGCTCGCGGGAACTTCAACAAGGAGGGATACGACAACACCTCCTGGTGGGCGCCAACCTGTTCAAGTGGTTGGAAAACAACGCTGGCCCAAAAGGGCCAAGGGCTGGCCCAAAAGGGCCAAGGGCTGGCCCAAAAGGGCCAACCAATACCAGATAGTAAACCAGATACTAAACCAGATGATTCCCCCAAACCCCCACAGGGGGCTGGAGAGGATCTTTTCTCGGACAATGACCAGCCCGCCGAAGCGGTGCCGAAGGTCGCTGACAGGTTCTCCGACTTCTACGAGGCCTACCCGCGGAAGATCGCCCGAGGGAACGCCGAGAAGGCATGGGCCAAGGCCGTGAAGAGCGCGCTGCCGCACGCAATAATCGACGGGGCCAGGCGCTATGCGGCCCTCTGCCGGCAGAAGGGCACGGAGGCGCAGTACATCGCGCACCCGGCCTCCTGGCTGAACGCCCAGCGATGGGCAGACGAGGAGCTTCGCGGCGTGCGGCTCCCGGAAGAGATCACTCCGCAGGACCGGGCCGCCAAGTTCCGGCCGCCCAACTGGCAGACGGTGATCCGATGAACGAACTCCTCCCCAAGATCGACACGTATCTGCGCGTCATCGAAGGCCTCTCGGAACAGGTCGGTGGTGAGCTGGGGGAGAAGATCCAGATCGAGACGCGGCTGGTTCGCGCCTTGATCGCCAAAGCCACAGCGAAAGGGACGAAATCCAGATGAACCTCGACCACAAGGAATTCTACACGCCAGAGGCTGAGCAGCAGCTGCTCGGCGCGCTTCTGACGGACAACGGCAAGCTGGCGATGGTGGGGGATTTCCTCCTGCCTGAGCATTTCCATGACCCGGTGCACCGCCGGATCTACGAGGTGATCCGGGGGCGGGTGGCCAAGGGGCACATCGCCTCACCGGTGACGCTGAAGATGGCGATGGAAGGCGATGAAGGGCTGAAGGAGCTGGGCGGCGCGCGTTACCTGGCGAAGATGGCCGGTGCCTCGGTCGCGAGCTACGCGCTGCGGGACTATGCGCGGGTGGTCGTGCAGGACGCAGCCCGCAGGACGCTCAGAGACGCCGCGCAAGGGGCCATGTCGGGTCTGTCTGGGGGTGGTGAGCCTCAAGAGGTAGCCTTGCGCCTCCTGCACGCCCTGCAGAGCCTCCCGGAAGATGCGGGTCAGGAAAGCTCGGTGTCGCTAGGGAGGGCGGTGATCGAAGCTGTGACCGAGGCCAAGGAGATCTACGAGGGCACGCGCAGCTTCTTCAAGACTGGCATCCGCGCGTTGGACCAGGTGCTGAAAGGTCTGGCGCCGGGCGACTTCTGCCTGATCGGGGGTGCTACGAGTGCCGGGAAGACCTCTCTGGCGCTGGAGATCGCGAAGAACTCGGCTTTCAGGGGTGGCGAGGGTGTGGCCTTCGTCTCTCTGGAGATGACGCACCAGCAGCTGGCAACCCGCTTGGCATCCTCCTTTGCCCGCGTGCCCTATGCGGCGCTGCGCGATGCTGGGTCCATGTCGGAGAAGGATTTTCGTACCTGGTGCGAAGGCGCTCAGGAGACTGCGAAGGGCAATCTGCGGATCATTCCCAAGCATGTCCGCGACGTGCCGGCCATTCATGCAGCCTGCAAGCGTGTCGATCGGGAGTTCGGGGACCAGGTTCCCCTGTCGCTGGTGGTGATCGACTACGTGCAGCTGTGTCGAGCGCCCGGGGCGAAGCGGTTCGAGCAGATGACCGAGGTGTCCATCCAGACCAAGCACATGGCCGCTATGCTGGGCGTGCCGGTGATCGGCCTTGTCCAGCTCTCCCGCGACCTCGGTCACCGCGACGATAAGCGGCCTGGGCTCAGCGACATCAAGGAGACCGGTCAGTTCGAGAACGACGCCGACCAGGTGATCTTCTGCCACCGGGAACAATACTGGCTGGAGCGCAAAGGGCCTCAGCTGGACAGGAGCGGGCAGGTGACGATGGAGGCTCAGGCTGATTTCGAGGCCGATATGGCTGCCTGTCGTAACCGCGTGGAGCTGATCGTGCGGAAGAACCGGCACGGCCAGCTCGCAACCGCCGAGGTGGGCTGCCACATGCCGACCGCTCGCTTCTGGGACCTGCAAGCTCAAGAGGAGATGCCGCTGTGAACCGTATGGCATTTGGAAAATCGAAGCCGAACCGCCGCCGCGTGGCCGAGCTGGCCCTGGATCACGATGCCGAAGACATCGCCGAGATCTTCGGGGTTAGCGTGGCCGAGATCTCGCTGCTGATGCCGAAGGACACGAGCGCCCGGTTCGAGCTGGTGAACCTGACCGCGACGGCCAAGCATCCGGCCGGCAAGCGTTGGCCGGTCAAGTCCCTGCGGATGGGGTATCGCGAGGCGCAGCTGAAGGGCCTGGTCGAGCATGAGACGGTGAGGGCGCGGTGATGGGAGTTTTTGGCAAGGAGACCGAGCTTTGTGAAGCCTTTATCGAAACTGTGCCGAAGGATTGGCAGGTATATCCGGAGACAGCGGGCTGGGACATGCTGCTGGTCCACAAGGTCACCGGTTACCAGATCGGGGTCGAGGCGAAGCTGAGGCTGAACGCCAAGGTGATCCGCCAAGCCGCCGAGGCCGTCGTGCACAGCCGGTTCGACGCGCAACAAGGCCCAGACTTTCGTGCGGTTCTGGTGCCAGAGGCGTCAGGCGACATGATGGCTGTCTGCAAGCTGGTTGGGCTCACGATTATCACAATGCGGCGGCGTGATCGCTACGTGAGCTACCACGATAGCCAGTGCAGTAAGACATGGCAGTCTCAACCGGCGCTTCCGAAGTTCACGAAGGCCGATTTGAAAGACATCAGGGCAGCTGACATCTGGCTCGACAGCGCCTCGTGGCATGACTGCGCGCCGCTGCAGAAGCACAACCTCCCCGAATATGTGCCGGACGTCGCCGCCGGGGCCTCGGCGCCGCAGACGGTCGGACACTGGAAGATCCAGGCGATGAAGGTCTGCCAGGTCATCGAGAAGCACACCTTCATCCATCGTTCCGACTTCAAGGCCCTCGGTATCAGCATGTCGCTGTGGACATCGAGCGGCTGGCTGCAGAGGTCCGATTTTCGGGGCTGGTGGGTGGCCGGGCACAATTTCCCATCTGGCCGATTCCGCGCCCAGCACCAGAAGGTCTGGTCTGACATCGAGGCCGACCAAGAGAAATGGATGGCCAAGGCCAAGCTGCGCGTGGATCGACCGGCGGGGCTGCCGTTCGATGATCGGAGCTGAGAAAGGAACCATATGGACCAGAAGTTCCTGCAAAAGGCCCAAGAGGCAGGCTGGGTGATCGAGGCCGTTCACGAGGACTCGTGCATCGTGCGGTGCCCGGTCGACGGCTGCGGGATGCGTGCCCGGGTCCGCGCCAAGGGCGACGTGCCGCCGCGGATCAACGACCGGGTGCCGAGCAACTATCCTGTCGGAAGTTTCGATGACGCGCGCCAGATCCTGCGGGATCGCCGCGAGGACCTGGCGCTGAGCATCGTTGAGGTGGAAGAGGCCGCCGGGCTGACCAAGGATCACTTGGCCAAGATCGAGCGCGACAGGGACGGACGGGTGCCGAACCTCGACACGTTCATCTATTGGGCCAACGCCCTCGGTTTCGACCTGGTGCTGCGCCCAGCCGACCTGCCGAGGAAGACGCAGAGCATGATCTGCGACACGCGCGCTCTTACTGGTCGCCGGGGGCGTCGGTTTGAGAACGAGCGCCGGCGCCGGGCAGGCGGCCGAGATCCGCGCTGAGGCGCTTCCGCAGCGCCCATTCCTGAAGCAGCAGGATCGACCAGGCAGGGATCATGCGCGGCTCTCTATGCCAGCGGCTCCAGTTCTGCCTGGTCATGTCCAAGGCTTCGGTCACGCGCCCGACAAGCCCGGTTCCCCCGAAGACTTCTTCGGCAAGCTCGTCCAGACGCTTCAGGCGCTCTTCGGGCGTGAGGTCGCGGATTTCCTGCGTCGACTGCATTGCCAAAGTTTCCATGGGGTCTTACCTTCCAGACTGTTCCATCGCTGTGGGACACGCGCCCTCTGCCCGTTCCGGCCCCGCAAGGGGTAGGGCAGGGGCGCACCTTCATCCCTACATCACGCCGCCGCGCCTGCAAGCTCCTCCTCGTGGGCGAAATCGCCCTGCTCGACGCGATAGCCGGTCACGCCGGGAAGCGAGGCGCAGGCCTCGGGCAGGATCGAGCGCAGGGCGTCCATCGTCACGCCGGGCGCCGGGTCGCGCGGTTCCTGGCACAGCAGCACGGACAGGGCAGGGGTCGCGGTGATGGCGGCGACGTAGTGGACAGGGGACCAGCGGCCCCGGGCGAAGAGATAGAGCTTGATCATGGGGAGAGTTCCTTTCTCGCTGTGGTCGTGCGGTTCCGGTCGCACGGGGGAGCGGCCCAGCCCGGGGCCGCTCTGCCGGTGCGTCAGGCGTTCAGCTTCTCGCAAAGCTGGTCGATCTCGTCGCCGTCCAGGTCGATGACGGTGCCGCCGTCGGTGGCGATGTCATGGATGGGGGCGCTGCGGTTCTCGGGGTTGCCCATGCCGCACTGCTGGTAGAAGCGAAGCGCGGCCAGGATCGTCGCAAGTTCCTGCGCCGTGAGCGCGCCGCCCCGCGTCCCTGCCTCGGTGGCCTCCGCCTCATACCGGGCGGTGATGGCATCCTGTTCCGCCTGATGCTCTGCAAAGTTTCCCATGGGTTCATCCTTCTCGCTGAGTTCGGTCAGGTCGATCCAATGCGACCCGTCGTCGCCGATGACCTCGAAAACGGTGGCGGTGGTGCCCGCTCTGGTCTGGTGTGCCCGTGCCTGGCGCGCCGCCTCTTCGGGCGTGTCCGCCGTGATGTCGATTTGCCAGCAAACGCTGAAATCCATTGTCTTCCCTTCCTCTTGCTGTGGGTGTCCGAGCCGTTCCGGTGGCCCGTCATGCTGGCAGGACGATGATGCGACCCGCGCGCGCGCGCTGCTGCCTAAGCTGATCGGCGTGCTTTTCTGCTTCATGCTCTGTGGCATAGCGCGTTGGGTGGTTCTCCTTGTCGAAAGACCACCACGGAAACCCGTGTTCCGCGTAATACGCGAGGCGTTTCGCGCTGTTTTCGTAAGCGATTACAAACATTTTAGTCCCCATTGCTGTGGTTCACTCTCGCCCGGTTCCGGTCGGGCGTCGTAGGCACGGCCCACGGGATGCCGCCCCGCATGGGGGCGGTCACCGGTGCGTCATGCGGCGGCGGGGGTGTGGGGCGCGTTCAGCTCCTCGCAGATGGAGGAAATCACCTCGTCCATCGCGATGGCCTGACCGGTGGTGGTGCGGGCCCAGATGGTCAGCCCGGCAAAGTCCTTGTCGACCTTCTCGCCCCGGGCCTCGAGCTTGTCGGCCAGCCAGTCCGTCACGATCCAGTGTTCGAACACCTCGCGGTCGTAGGGTTCGATCTCGGACAGCTCGCAAGCCTCTTCGGCGGTGTCCGCTTCCTCGTCGTGGTCCTCGTGGATCCAGACCACCGGGCGCGGCTTGGTGGGATCGGTGTCGGCGCCTGCGGCCCGCTTCCAGCCTTCATCAAGCGCCGCGCTCTCGTAGTCGGGAAGAGGGAAGCTCAGGGCTTGCGCCTGCTCGGTCAGCTGCTCCAGCTCGCGCACATCGTGGCCGATGCTGCCACCCACGGCGAGGGTGTGAACGAGGGAGGAAGCGAGGTGGCAGACTTCGCGGCGCACGAGATCTTCGGGGGTGATGGTCATGGGAAAGTTTCCTTCGCTGTGGAGTTGCCCCGGGGTTCCGGTCCCGGGCGCAGTGGTGTTGAGGTGAGAGGCGGTCATCAGATCAGCTCCCGAACGGCGGAGGGCACGACGCGGGCGAGGCGGGTCAGGCCGCGCGGGGTAACGCGCACCTGTTCAGAAACCCTCTCGCTGCCATCGGCGCGGAGCACGGTGGTCACCTTGTGCTCAAGGAAGCCGGCTACGGTCTTGCTCTGGTAGCCAAGCCAGGTGCTGCTGCCGGTGCGCTTGTAGATCCACCCGTTCTGGCTCAGCCACGCGAACAGATCCTTGGGGCGCACCTGCAGGGCCTTGGCGGCCTCGGTGATGTTCAGGCTGCCATCGGCTTGCGCAATGCGGTCCAGCTCCTCCTCGGCGTGGGAAAGCTCCTCCACGCGCTTTTCAAGCTGTTCCGCCCGCTCGCTGTAGTTCAGCAGCAGCCCGCGAAGCTGTGCGGGGTCGTTCAGGTCGATCTGCTGGGCAGGGCGGGCCGCCTCTTTCTCCTCCAGCTGCTGCCACTTATCGATGATCGCTTTGCGCAGCTTGACCTTGTAGCCCGCAATAAGTGTCACGGTGTGGTTGTAGTCCAAGCTGATTTCAGCGACGAAACCCCGGGTGTCGCGGCGCACCTTGATGCCCTCCACGCGACCATTCCCCAAATCTGGGGTATCGATGCCCCAGCCCATCTTGTCAAAGAAGGCTTCATATTTGTCTCGGTCAGGGAGGCCAGCGTTGACCGCTTCGTCACCGTAGAGGCCCATCAACATCTTTCGAATGTCCCTAAGCACGTGATCGTGTCGCTTGCCGCAGAGGTCTGCGATTTCAAGCGAGGACATAGTGACGGGCTGACCATCTGGCAGGTTAAGTTGGACGCTCATGCCGTGATCTCCTCCACCAGCGCGCGCAGTTCTTCGGCCAGAGCCTCGGAGCTGGGGCAGCTGCTGAGATCGTGCTGGCCGAAGTCGGTATGGGCGGCCAGCTTCAGGATGAAATCGGCCATCGACTGCGAGGGCACATCAACGATGCTGTCAGCCAGGGCGCAGACACGTTGCACGAGGGGCAGGCTCTCGGCATCGCTCAAATCGTCGGGCGTGGCCTCAAGCTCCTGCGTGGCGCTCTGCCAGCGGTGGAACATGACCTGCACGGGGCTAACGCCCTCGGCGGCATGGGTGATTGCGGGGATGGTGAGTGCGGCAGCAGGCAGAGCCTTGATAAAGCCGCGTCTTGTCGCTACATTCATGAGCGATCTCCTTTGACATTGGGTGGATCATTTAGAGGCCGTTTGGGAGTGCAATCCCGGCGGCCTCGCGCGTTTCAGGTGTTCTCCTGGCTTCCCTCCTCCTTCAAAATGGCCTGCATCGTCGGTTCGAGACGGTGAAGGATCTCCCCGTTCAAGCTCCGATGATTGCGGGCGGCTTCGACCTTGAGCGCTTCTCTCCACCCTTCCGGGAGGCGGAGCATGAAGCGGCCGGCGGACGGGTCCTTAGCGGCTGCCAATGTCTGTTCCTTTCGCTGTGATATTCCTAGTCGGCATCATTAAGTTGGATGATGCTGATGGTGATGTCAAGTCGGAACTAGTTGCTAGTTGGAATATCTGCGGACTAGATGAGCGAATGGCAGATAGAACCCCGTACCCGAGCGAGACGCAGGAGCGCTTTATTGTGCGCCTTCCTGATGGAATGCGTGACCGCATCAGATCCGCCGCCGAGGCCAATAACCGCTCTATGAACGCGGAGATCGTGGCCACGCTGGAAGAGAAGTACCCGGCCCCTGTGGTTGAGTACGACCCCGAGAGGGTTGCCGAGTTGCTGGAGCGGATGCAGGCTGTCCTGGAGAGCTACAGTGAGCCCGGAGCTAGCCAAGAGGACACGTGGGTGAAGGCGGCGGAGTTTGCTGCGCTCAGGGACGAGGTCAGGCAGTACCTACCGAGGAAGCAAGGGGAGACGAGAGAATGAAGGTTCTGGTATGGGCGGCCCTGCCGCTATTGGCGGCTTGCTCAATGGATATGGGGCGCGCCAGCTTCTCCGAGTGGGAGGGTTCGCGCGTTGGCGATCTGATTGCCAAGGTTGGCTATCCGGACGCAGAGGCAAACACCGCAGGTGCGAAGCGCTATAGCTGGATCGACGAGTGGCGGTCGGTGGGCACGATTGGGAACGAGACCGGGCAACACGTTCTCACCTGCACGAGGACCGTATACGTGAGCGGTGACGTCATTGTCGAAGCCAAGGCAGAGGGTGCTATCTGCTCGCGTCGTGAAGATCAATTCCGGCGGTAGGGCCTGAAAGGTGTGGGCATGATACCCACACCCTCCGAAAGGCGTTGCCATCATGGCAACTACATTTAGGTCAGGAGGCGGCGGAGATGGAAAGATACCTTGTTCCGATCTACCTAATTGGGGACGCGGCGACATTCATCTACCTGATCTACAAAGACTTTCCTGACTTCAATGGATGGAACTGGATCTTCATCATACCGCTAGACATGATCGTGGCGCAGGTGTGGCCGGTTTACTGGGCTATCCTGCATTGGGTGTTCTGATGATCCTGCTGGTACACGCGTAGGGCCTGAGGTGGTGCTGACGGTGCTTGCCTGCCTAGCTATCGTCGGCGTCTTCGTTGGGGTCGCCATCCGCGACCGAAGCACTCAGCCTCTAATTGGCCTCGGCGTGCTGCTCCTGATTAGCCTGGGCATGTGGCTGGCTGACACCCTCTAACCCCTCCCGTGTCTCAAAATGCGTCACGCTTGCCCGGCCACCATGTGAGCCGGTGAGCCATTGCGCACCCACGCCCCACCACCAACCCGCCCCGGTGCATTCCCTCCCCTCCCTCCTCCCTCGTACCCTCCAACCCATGACCCAGATACAAGCCTCCGATAAGACCCTCTCACCCGTCTACAAGCGCCGCGTATCGACCAAGGTACGCAAAGCACTACAGACAAGGTTGAAGCATCGCCTTCCCTGGGCCGAGTGCGCGCAGCGCGCCGGGCTGTCCGAGGCCGCAATCTACAAGGCCCGCAACCAGCCACACGTTCAAGCCCTGTGGGAGCAGCTCAAGGCCCAATACATTAAGGAAGCCGAAGAGCTGGAGCCCGTCTTGAAGGCCCACGCTCTGCACGTCGCGGGCGAACTCCTCGACCAAAAGGAGAGCCTGCCGGTAAGGGCAAGAATGGTGGAGTTTCTCAGGCGCGAGCCGCCCGGCCCAGCTGTTGCGGTGCAGATCAACACCAATGCCGGGGGGGACTACACCTACCCCCGTCCAGGATCTCTGGTGGTTGAGATCACGCCTCCCCCTGATACCAAGTCAGAGGGTCAAGACGAGGAAATCTAGCGAATACAGCGGCTTGTGCCATCTGTTGTGATGCTGTCCCGTCACAACAGGGCACGGTGCCACCCCCTCGGCCCTGTCCCTGCCCCCTGTCGATGAGGGGGGGGAGGGTCGCGATCGAGGGGGGTGGGGGCAAAAACCGCGCGCGCGATTTGGCTAGTCGTCCTCCTCTCTCGCGGGCCGTTAAAGTTCTGAAAAAAATAAATAAAACTGCTGCGGATGGTGCTGATTGGGGTGCTGCTGATGGTTTCTTGCTTGGAGTGTCACAAAGGCAACCTGTGCCCCGGGCTGGATACCGGCATGAGGCGGGATTGATTTCACATATCGAACATTTCCGGCGCGGATCAGGCTGTTGCATGTGAGATGTGGCGCCTGGGGCTGATTTTCGCGGGGTCTGACCTTGGATCTTGGGAGAATTGCGGATGTCGAACCTGAAGACGATTGCGACGGAGAGAGACCAGTGCGCGGAGGCGGTGATCGCCCGGCTGGAAGAGGCGCTGGAACATGCCCGGGAAAACCCGCAGGCCGCTGTCTCAATTTTTACCATGGGCCGGGATGGAGTTCTGTCTCATGGGCACACCTGCGACAGCACGGTTCATCTGGTCGGGATGATCGAGATGCAGAAGGCTGAGATCATGACCAGCTGGGGTGATGACTGATGGCAAAGATGCCGGTCACGCCCGATGGGCGGAGGGTCTACATCCCGGACGGTGAGGTGATTACCGCGTTCTTCTGGGATCAGCCGAAGTTCGGCGCGATACAGGGGCCCATTGGCTCGGGCACATCGACGGCCGGTTGCCACAAGATCTGGCGCCTGGCCTGTGAGCAGGAGCCTGACGACGACGGGGTGCGTCGAACGCGATGGGCGGTCTGCCGGCGGACCTACAAGGAACTGCGCGAGACGATCATCAAGACGACTTGGCTGCTGTGGTTCCCGGAGGATAAGTGGGGGCCGTTCATCCGATCTGAACCGATGGTGCACCGTCTGATCGACGTGAAGAATGGTGGTCCGAGGCCGCATCCGTCAGGGGATGGAACGTTCGTCGACTGTGAGGTGATCTTCCTGGCGGTTCCCGATGCCGACGTGGCCGAAGAGATCTGCGCCTCCTACGAGATCACGGGTTTCTTCTTCAACGAAGGTCAGTTCGTGGAAAAGGAGGTGATCGACGAGCTTCTTTCCCGGTGTGGCCGATACCCGTCGATGTCGATGGGGAATGGGGCGACGTGGTGGGGCGGCTTCATGGACATGAACGCGCCGATCGAGGGCCACTGGATCCCCTACATGCGGGGGGACATTCCTCTGCCGGCGGAGATGTCGGACGATGAAAAGGAGAGCTTCGAAAAGCCGGATGATTGGGCGTTCTATATTCAGCCGCCCGGCCTGATCGAAGAGATCGTCGACGGCAGGCCCGCTTACCGTGAAAACCCGAAGGCGGAGAACCAGAAGTGGCTGAAGGAGCCCTACACGGAGAAGATCAAGGGCAAGAAAAAGGACTGGATCGACCGGCGGGTGCTGAACAAGGTCGGGCTGCACCAGGCCGGAAAGCCGGTCTATCCCACCTTCTCGGAGGCGGATCACGTGCATCCGTATGACCTTGAACCCGTGGAGGGGCTGCCGATTGTCATAGGCCTTGATTTCGGCCGGATGCCTTCTGCCGTTTTCATGCAACAGGCCAATGGTCTCTGGACCGCGCATTCCGAGTTGGTCGGTGATGGTGAAAGCGCCCAGCTGTTCGCTCCCAAAGTGAAAAAACATCTGGCGCGCTGGTATCCTGGTGCGAGGACGGAGTTCTGGGGCGATCCGCGCGGCAATGACGGCACCCAGGCGACGGAGGACACGGCCTACAGCGTCTTTCTTGCCCATGGGATGCGGGTGTTGATGGCCACGACAGATAACGATCCAGAGCTACGCCGCTCGACCGTGGAAGGGGTTCTCGAAAAGCGGGTGGGGCTCAAGGTCAACCCGACGCGCTGCCCTGTACTGAAGCGTGGCCTGGCCGGCGGCTACCACTTCCGTAAGATCAAAGGGCAGCCGGGCATGTTCTCCCCTAACCCGGTCAAGAATGTCTATTCCCACGTCATCGACGCAATGGAGAACGCTCTCCTCGGTGGCGGTGAAGGCTATGCCCTGGTGGCGAACAAGGAGCGGCCCCGCCCGCGGCCGGCGGTGGCCAAGCGGGAGCGGATCAGCCTGCGGAGGCGGGCATAGAAATTTGGCACTCAGCTAGATCGCTTGGCGGAGCGCATCCGCTTTTCCAAAAACAGGAGCAAAATATGCACGTAAAAATTCACACGGCTGCGGTTCCCGATGGCGAAAGCACCATCAGCAATAGCGCAGCGTCTCTCGTGCGGATGGGTTTCAATCCGAGCCGCCTGGAGCCAGTCGACCGCATCAAGGCACTCGCAGCCGCGCTGATATCGGAATGCGAGGCGATCCGCGACGGCGGCGGCAAAGGAGCCCGCGAAGCTGCCATTGCCATTACCGACGCACAGAAGACCAGCATGATGGCAGTCGCAGCCGCGACCGCAGATCTGTGAATTGATCGGGGCGGCGATTGCCGTCCCGACACCTAAGGGTACAGCGATGAACATCCTGCAATGGTACTTCGGCTTCTACGCCCCCGCCGGGCTCAGGGATCTGCGCGCCGGGGCCTCCTGGCGAACTGTCTTCGGGCATGTTGATGCTTGGGGGTACACCTGCGATGACACCTATCTGTTCTTCGACCCCCGCGGCGCCGGGTCGCGGGTGCTGGTCACGCACCTGCATGACGAGGTCGAGGACCAGCTGGTCGCGCGCTTCTCCACCTGCCGTCAGATCCTTCGCTTCACCCCCGACGATCGGAAGCTGCGCGTGCCCCTTCACCTCGGCATGAACTGCGCCAGCCAGTGCGCCCACCTGGTCGGGCGGCGTGCATTCGCTCCTTGGTCCCTCCGCCGCATGTTGCTGAAAAACGGAGCGGAGATCATCCATGACACCCAAGGAAGACCCCGAGGCGAAGGCTGAGCGGCTGCGGCAGCGCCGCATCGCAGATGCCGAAAGCCTGCGCGCGGCTAAGGGCACCGCGAAGGATCTGCAGACCGACATCTCGTCCGTCTACGGCCTCCCCAGCATGTTCAGCCGGTCGAAATGAAGAAGCCGTCCAAGGATTTCAGCACCCGCTATGCGGCCGCGAAGCGGTGGCGTGACTCCGCGCGCCCCTACATCGAGGAGATCTTCAGGTTCTGCGCGCCTGGGCGGGAGGGGGATTTCTCGCGGCGTGGCTCCACGACCCTGACCGAGGCCGAGACCTTCCACTCGCTGCCCGAGGAACTGGCCATCGACCTCGCCGGGGACCTGGTGGATTACTACACCCCGGCCGAGGCGTCTTGGACGAACTTCCTCGTCACCGCCCCGGTGCCCGAGGATCAGGTGTCCGATGTCACCGATCTGGTGGAGACCCGAGAGCAGGACATCCGCGACCTGATCGCCTCGTCGAACTACTACGACATCGCCCCCCAATGGGGCTTCGAGACCGCGACCCATGGCACGCCGGCGCTCTGGGTGCAGCAGGCCCACCTGATGCAGCCAATCCATGTCGAGGTGGTGCCGCCGCATGAGCTGCTGATCGTCCCGGGCCATCTCGGTCTGCTCGATCGGTTCCGCGAGCAATGGGTCAACGCTGACACGCTGGCCGCGCTGTTCAAGGACTGGGATGTCGACCTCTCGGACCCGCGCATCCGCAACAAGATCAACAAGCCGGGCGCCACCGCGAAGGTCTGCTGGGGCTTCTGGGTGGACTGGACTGATCCGGCGCGGCCGATGTGGAAGGCCGAGATCACCGTCGACGAGATCGGTGTGATGGAGGCCGAGGTAATCGGCGATCTGGCGGGCGCGTGCCCCCTGCTGGTGGGCCGCTTCAACCCGCAGATCGGCAAGCCCTGGGGCCGCGGATCGGGATGGAAGGCGCTTCCCGACATGCGGACGCTCGACAAGATCGACGAGGTGGTGCTGACCGGCCTCGACGACGCTCTGAAGAACACGCTGATCTACCCCGACGACGGCTTCATCGACCTCTCCGAAGGGGTCATCGCCGGCAGCGCGATCCCGGCAAGCCGGGGCTTCACCCGGGACATGATCTACGAGCTGCAGAAGGGCACCAACCTAGACTACGGCTTCTACACCGAGGAAGGCTTCATCGAGCGGCTGAACCGGGCCTTCTATCAGGACGGGCCCCGGCAGCGCGGCGACACGCCCCCGACCGCCTCGCAATGGATCGACCAGCGCCGGCAGGTGCAGAAGCGTCTCGGCAAGCCCTCGGCGCCGCTCTGGACCGAAATGATCTGCCCCATGGTGCAGCGCTTCGAATACCTCGGGGTGCAGACCGGCCAGCTGGAGGAGGCGATCACCTTCAACGAGCAGGTGATCACCCTGCAGCCGATCTCGCCGATGCAGAAGGCGCAGAACCAGGACCAGGTGATGATCTCCAGATCCAATCTCGGCCTGGCCTTCGAGGTATTCCAGGATCGCGTCGACAACTTCATCGACCCCGTGGGCACGTTCCGCAATATCGTCCGAGCCTCGGGCGACGAGCTGACCGTGATGCGCGAAAAAGAGCGCGTGGTCGAGAACCCGAAAAACACCTCCTCGCCGCAGTAAGGACCAGCTCATGAGCCTGCCGAACCGCATCGCCGATAGCGGCCCCGTCCTCGATTACCTCCGTGAGCTGCTGAAGGCCGAAGACGACGCCGTGCAGGCCCGGGTCCGCACCGCGATCCGCTCGGTTCAGCGCGCACTCAACACCGACGATGGGCGTATCCTTCTGGAATTGCTTCAGAAATCTACGGAAGATTTTTACCTTTCGCCCGAAGCCGATCCCCGTGCATTGGATGCTTTGAACGCTCAGCGTTTCATCGCTCTCGATCTCAGGAGGATTGCGAGCAATGAAACGGACCAGCTTCTGGCACAAATTTCTCAACTTCGAGCTGCTGCGCGCGCCGGAGGGCGAAGGGGCACCGGGCGGGGATAATCCGCCCGCCGATCCCCCCGCGACCCCGCCGGCAGACCCGCCCGCGGGTGATCCGCCCGCCACGCCCCCGGCCGATCCCCCGGCAGCCCCCGACCTCTCCTTCATCGGCGACGACTACCGCACCGACGGCCAGCCCGACGTGGCCCGCTTTGGCGAGCACTACCAGGAGCTGCTGGCCGAGCAGGCCCGGCGCCAGGAGCAGCTGGCCGAGGTGCCCGAGGACGGCGTCTACGATTACACGGTGCCCGAGGACTTCGACCTGGGCGTCGAGCTGCCCGATGGGGTCGAGATCCAGGCGATCGACCCCAATGACGAAGCCATGGCGCCGCTGTTCAGCCAGCTCGGCACGTTCCTGAAAGAGAACAACCTTCCGAAGTCGGCCGGCGGGCAGGTCATGGGGCTGCTGAAGAAGTACGAGGCGACCAAGCTGCATGGCCTGATTCAGCAGCAGGATGCCGAATGGCAGACCCTCGGCGCCAACGATGCCGCCCGCGAGGCCCGCGTGGCCACCGTGCAGCGGGCGCTCGACGCCAAGCTCCCGGCCGACCAGGCCGCCGCGCTGAAGAAACTGACCTACGGGGCCGCGCCGCTCAAGGCGCTCGAAGCCCTCCTGAATCCCCGCACCTTCAAACCCGCACAGCCCTCCCAGCCCGGGGCGGACCTGCAGGGGACATTCGGCTCGTCGCGACTGGCGGCCATCAACGCTCGTGGCTGAGAGAGGAAGCTGAAAAGCTATGGTTCAAACCCTGCTTGAATACGCGAAGACCTTCGACGAGGCGGACAAGCGCCGCGCGATCATCGAGCTCTTCCCGGAAATGCTGGACTTCATGATGCTGCTGCCGTTCAAGACGGCTCCCGGCGGCGTCTATCGTTACCAGGAAGAAGCCGCGCTGCCCGACAACATGGGCTTCCGCGCGATCAACGAACTGCCGTCCGAAGGCCACGGCCTGCTGAACGACCGTGTCGAGCAGGTCTTCCCGATCGCCGGCAACGTCGACGTGGACCGCGCTCTGGTGCGCCGTCACGGCAACCAGCGCCGGACCATCGACGAGAAGATGTCGATCAAGAAGAAGGCGAAGGTCTGGGCCGACACCTTCATCGACGGCGACAACCAGTCGAACCCGCGCGAGTTCACCGGCCTCAAGGCCCGTCTGAAGGCGGTCGGCGGTTCGGTCGACGGCACCAACTACCGCAGCCGGATCCTGGCCAACTCCACGTCCTCGGGCGGCGGCGCGCTGTCGCTGTCGCAGCTGGACCGCGCCATCGGCCTGGTCGAGAACCCGAATGCGATCATCATGCCGAAGGCGATCAAGGATCGTTTCGCGGCTGCGCAGCGGGACACCAACGTCGGTGGCTTCATCACCCTCGACAAGGACGAGATGGGCCGGCAGATCACCCGCTATGGCGAGCTGCCCATCTTCACCGGCTACGGGATCTCGCCCTTCGGCGAATTCATCCCGTTCGACGAAGTCGGCGCCGGCGGCGGCTCGGCCGTCACCTCGTCGATCTACATCGTGCGCTTCGGCGAGGACGGTGTGTGCGGCCTCGAAACCGCGCCCATGGAGGTCACCGACTTCGGCCTCCTGGAGGACGGCGTGAACATGCGCGTCAACATCGAGCACGATGTCGGCCTGTGTGACGAGGACCCCTTCGCCGCCATGCGCCTGTCGTCCGTCACCAACGCCGCGATCGTGGCATAACAGGAGGCTGACATGAGCAGCAAAACCTTTGCAATCGACGCGGCACCGGGGCTTATCAAGCGCGCCCTCGGGCTGGCCGCTCTCACCGCCGACGCCTATGTCGGGTCCCAGCACGACCAGGGCGATGCGGCGATCACCGATCTGGTCTGCGTCGTCGACATCGAGAGCTGCAAGGTCTCGGCCGGCGACGAGACCTACACCCTGCGCCTGGTCGGGTCGAACTCGGCCGATCGCTCGGATGCCCAGATCCTCGACACGCTGGAGCTGGGCGATGCCGGGACCATCCCGGTGGCGACGGTGGATACGGTGCCGGGCGACCGCTTCGTGATGCGCGCCCGCACCGAGCGGCAGGACACCTCCTTCCGCTACATCGACCTGCACCTGGACGTGGCCGGCACCTCGCCGTCCATCGGCTTCGGCGCGTTCCTCTCGAAGGAGATCGTGTGATGCCCAAGATGGTGACGATCGAGCCGAACCCCGACTTCTCGCCGAGCGCGGTGCAGAAGAAGGCCTTCACGGATGTGCAGAAGGTGGGCGCCAAGCTGGTGCCGTACCAGACCGCGCTGCAGAACATCAAAGCCTCGGAAGGCATGTACCGCCTCAAGCCGGACGAGCAGGCCGCGCCGCAGGTGGTGGTGCCGCAGCTCGAAGACCTCAGCAATGACGAGCTGAAGCTGATGATGCTGCGCACCGGCGTGAAGACCGACAAGCAGATGAAGCGGGGCGACATCATCAAGGTGATCCGCTCGAAGCTCGAAGAGATCGAGATCATCGACGACGAGACGGCCTGACCGCCTCCTCCCTGAGATCCAGGTCAGGTCCAAAGGGGCGCCTTCGGGTGCCCCTTTTCCGTGGTTGCATGTGAGATAGCCGCCGCCGCCGGAATATTCCGGTCATGGCACACACATTTTCCATGCTCGGCATCATGAATGCCGCCCTCACCGCCCAGGGCATCGACAAGCTGACATCGGTCAACGACGGCAGCCCGGAAGCCCTTGCGCTCACGGAAAACTGGCCCCTGATCGTGGAGGCCGAGCTGGAGGACGGGAACTACAATTTCACCCGGGTTGAGGAGCATCTTCTGACCCGGGTGGAGGGTCAATTCGGCTTCCCGGATGGCTACCAGCTGCCGCTTTCGACGCTGCATGTCCGGCATGTCTGGACCCTCGGCGCCGGTGGCAATCGTCTCTCTCCCGACTGGTCCAGCGACCAGGGCCACGTCTACCTCGACGCTGCCGACGGCTGCTATGCCGAGGTGCTGGTCTCCTCCGATCCGGCGGTCTGGGGCGCGAACTTCGCCCGCGGCGTGCAGCACAAGCTGGAAGCGGTGATCCTGCGCCTCGACGACGAGAACCCCCAGCAGGCAGAGGCGCAGGCCGAGGCCTATTTCCAGCGGGCCCGCACGAAGTCCTCCAAGCAGCGGCAGCGCGAGAGCGGGCCCTATCGTGAAAGCTCCTTCGCGCGCGCGAGGTTCGGCCGTGGCTAAGCGGGCGATCTGGCAGCGCGATTTCTCCTTCATGGAGACCCGGGAAGATCTGCTCGAAGCCGAGGGGTCCGAGATCCGGGATCGGTCTGTGCGCTCGGCGCGCAACATGCGCCGCCTGGCTACCAACGTGCTGGCGGCGCGGCCCGGGATGTTCTTCATGCGGGGCCTGGCTGCCGACAAGATCTTCGAGGTTCAGCCGGCCGACGGACTGAAGTTCGGCGTGGCGTTCCTGGACACCCAGGCGCTGATCCTGAATGAGAGCGGCGGCACGGTGAAGACCATCGCATCGGTGCCGTGGAGCGATGCTTCGGCGCTCTGGGTGGTTCCCCTGCGGGAGGAGACCCTGATTGGCGATCCGGCCAGCGGGATCTACAAGCTGACCTACGACGCCGGCGACTGGTCGATCGACGACTGGTCCTTCGAGAGCGCGCCGGGGGGCGAGGTGGCGCAGCCCTATTGGGTCTTCAACAAGGGCACCTCTATCACCCCCTCGGCGCGGACCGGCTCGATCACCGTCTCCTCGGACGCGCCGGTGTTCACCCCGGCCCACGTCGGCACCAGGATCCGCTACGGTCAGCGCGAGATCGAGATCGACAGCTTCGTGACCTCCCAGAGCGTCACCGCGACGGTGGTGAGCAAGCTGCCGCCCAGCTATCGGATCACGGTGGCGGATGCCTCGCAGTTCCGCATTGGCGAGGCGGTGGTCGGACAGGACACCAATTTCCAGGGCCTCGTCGTCGCCGTGAATACCGGCGCCAACCAGGTCGACGTGTTCACCACCGCGTTCTTCGAGGGGCCGGACACCGGAGAGAAGCTGGCTTCCGACGATTCCTCCTCGGAGATCTCGGCGAAGACGGAGATCTCGCCCTTGGCCTCGACTATCTGGGACGAGGCTCTGATGTCCCCGGTTCACGGCTGGCCCCGATCGGCCGCCGCAGTCTCCGGGCGGCTGATCTTCGTCGATTTCCCCGATGCCCCGAGCGTGGTGGCTGTGTCAGCCTCCTCGTCGATCCAGAACTTCGATGTGGGCGCCAACGATGACGACGCGATCGTCCGTCAGGTCGGCGATGATGCGCCACGGATCCTGCACGTAATCAATGCGGGCGACCTGATCCTGCTGAGCGACCGGGGCTGCTACCTGATCAACACCCGCGACAGCGGCGTGCTGACCCCCTCGACCTTCAACGCGATCAAGTTCGACAAGCGCGGCGCCAACGAGATCCCCCCGGTGCTGGTCGACGACGCTGTGGTCTTCGTCGAGAGCAACGGCCAGAGCATCGCCGCTGCCATCCTATCGGGCAACGTCTACCTGAAGTGGTCGGTGCGGAACCTGACCCTGTTCCACAACCACCTGGTCATCAGCCCGACCGCGCTCTGCGGCCCTGCCGTCAACTCGCCGAACGTGGAGAAATACCTGTTCGTGGTGAATGGCGACGGCACGCTCGCGGCGGTCAGCTTCTCGACGGGGTTCGGCGAGGAAACGGTCAGCTTCGCGCCCTGGGACACGCTGGGCGCCTTCCACGACGTGATCCCGATGTTCGGCAGTTACTGGTGCGTGGTGGACCGCGATGTCGCCGGCAGCACCGTGCGGATGCTGGAGCGCTTCGACAACGACGCCTTTCTGGATTCGGCGATCGACACGACGGAAAGCTCGGAGGCGCAGGTGCTGCTGATCGGGGGCGAGGTGGTCACCATCGGCGGGCAGGAGATCATCATCTCGCAGGCGGCCCCGACGCACCTTCCCAGCTCCACGGTCAGCATCATGAGCGGGATCGTACATGTCGGAGAGTTCGAAGTGGATGCCAGCGGGCAGCTCGTGGAGGAGCCGGACATCGAGGGCCAGAGGCAGATCGGGCTGAACTTCGAGGCCGAGGTGGCACCGTGGCCGGTCGAGGTGGTCGAGAGCCCCTATGCCGGGGTCCGGCCGACCCGCGCGACCCGGTTCATGGTGTCGCTGCAGGGCACGCTGACCTGCCAGATGCGGGCGAACGGCTACACGCGCCAGATGGGTGGCTACAGCTTCGGGGATGATCTCTCCGTGCCGCCGCCGCAGATCGACCAGATCTTCCGGGTCATGGTCGCGGGCCGCAGGGATCACCCCGACATGGCCGTCATCAAGAACATCCCCGGCCCGTTCACGGTGCTGGCAATCGGGCAAGAGGTGAAGGTGTAATGGATCCAGTGACGTTTGCCCTTGGGGCCCAAGCTATCGGAGGCGCCGCAAGCGCCTTCAGCGTTTTGGGTGAGGCCAAGGCCGAAAAGCAGAACGCCGAGATCAACGCCTACATCGGGCGCACCCGGGCGATGCAGACAGACACGACCTCACGGCAAAACCTTGGCGCCGAGCTGGGGTCCATCCGGGCTGCTCTGGGGTCCAACGGGGAAGTGCCGGGCGTCGGCAGCTTCGAGGTGATGCAGGAGCTGAGGGAGACCCGCAACCGAGAGCGCCGGATCGAGTTCGGCAACGAGATGCAGTCGGTCTACGACTATCGTCGCAAGGGGGCCAACGCGATGAAGCTCGGCCGCTTGGGGTTCGTGACCCAGATGGCGAAGGGCGCTCCGTCGATGTTCGGCCTTTACGACTACAATTTCGGGGGCTGATATGGCTGAAATTCGTCGGATCGTCCGCAGCAACCCCATGAGCAACTACCGGCAGGTCGGCGAAGTCGGCGGCGCCAGCTTCGCTGCCCTGGCGGATATCGCCAACGCCGCCTACGACTTCATGGCTCCGGCCGCAGAAAAGCAGCTCACCGACAAGGCGACTGAACAATGGACCGCCTACGCCAAGCAGCAGATGAGCAACAACCGGGTGCCGTTTGCCTACCCTGGCGGAGGTGTGTGGTCGGAGGGGTACGCGAAGGCTCTCTCCGAGGCCGGGTTCGATCAGGATTACATCCGGGCCGCACAGGCCGTGATCGGAGGTGAAAGCGCTGGCGAGTTCAGCGCCCAGGAAGACCATCGGTACACCCCGGCAAGAGCGCGCGAGATTTTTCCCGACGTGTTCGGCGATATGGACGATGCGCAGATCAATGCTCTCGTCGGGGCCGGTCCTCAGGAGTTTTTCGAAACGACCTACGGCTCCGGCACTCGCCGCGGTCAGAACCTCGGGAACACCCAGCCCGGAGATGGCGGACTGTTCCGTGGGCGTGGCCCCATCCAACTGACCGGGCGCGCGAACTATGAGCGATACGGCGGGATGATCGGCCAGGATCTCGTCGGCAATCCCGATCTGATCACCAGCGATCCTCAAGTCGCCGCTGCTGTCACCGCTGCCTATCTTCAAGACCGGGTGCAGATGACGGGTGATCCGGTCGCGGATGTGCGCGGAGCGGTTGCTGGTTCGCGCACCGGAGCAGGGTTCGCCAACAACATCGACGCTGACCGTGCGCGGTTCCGGAGCGCATCATCCCTTCCTGCCGCCTCGGCGCCGGCTCCGACGCTTGTGAAGACGGCTGACGGAAACATCGAGCCCCGGCTCTACTCGCCCCTGTCGGGGCCTCTCCTGCAGGCCCACAACGCGGCTGCCGGCACCGCCTACATGTCCCAGATCTCCCTGTCTGCGGCGCAGGACTTCAGCGCCCTGCATTCTCAGTACCTCATGGACCCAGAGGGCTTCATCGACGCCGCCAGAGGGTACGTCGAGCAGGTTGTCGAGCAGGCGCCAGACCCCTTCAAGGCCGATCTGCGCGCCACCCTGGAGGAGGACATGCAGCAGAACTACCTCGGGATTGTTGAAGACAAACAGAGGGATATTCGACAGCGCGCAGACAACAGCAGCAGGGCCCTGGTGGACCGTCGCCAGAAGGAGCTGGCGGAGGCAATCGCCTCTGGCAACGCTGATGCCGTCACTGCCGCCGAGGCTCGGCTGAACGGACTGCTGCGCGCGCGCGAAGCCCTCCCGGGTGTGGCGTGGACCCGTGCTCAATCGGAGAACGTCATCCTGGACGCCTACGGCAGCGCCCAGAAAATCGAAAAGGATCGCATCAAGGAGCTGACCAAGGAGTATGGAGCAGATCTGGACACCGCGATCTCTGCGGTCGAGAACGGCCTTCGGTCGGCCGACGAGGCCCTGCTGAATGACCCGAACGTCTGGCAGATGCAGCCTGAAAAAGCTCGTGAGCTGGCGTCGAAGATCACCCTCCGAGAGAACATGCCCGGATTCAACTCTGCCACCCCAGCTGAGCGGGCTGAGGTAATCCAGAGCTGGGAGGACACGCCGGTTACTTCGGCGGGCGAGATCGACATCTTCAAGGCCATGGTCGACATGGACAAGAAGGCGACCGCGGCCCTGGAAAAGGATCCCGTTCAGTACTTCCAGGACTTCATGCCGGAGGATAGCAAGCCGCCAGAGATCCCAGCTGACCCGACCGATCCCGGCTTCATGTCTGCCCTGGTCGAGCGATCTCAGTACGCCTCTGAGCGTGCTGCCGAGGGCTACACCGACGCCCCGGTGATCTTCTCCGCAGAAGAGGTCACGGCATTCTCGTCCATTCTCGGCAAGCAGAGCCCCGCAGCCGTGCGCGCTGTGGCCGCATCGGCCATTGCGCAGGGCCTCGGCGAGAACGCACGGTATGCTCTGGATCAGCTCGACGTGGATCCGGTCACCCGCTACGGCGCCAAGATGATCGCCGCAGGTGGTAGCGAGACGCTGCTGGCGGAGGCGATAACCGGGCAGGAGCGGATCAACGAGCGCCTGGTGCAGCTGCCTTCTAACAGCACCAGTATCGAGGCTGTATCGAAGGACATCGCAGTATCTGTGTCCGACCTTCCTCTGCCAGAGAGCGCCAAGCGAGAGATACTGGATTTCGCCACCGCGTTGCTGGCTGGTCAGGACAGCTATCAGGGCGTGGACCCCAACTCTAAGAAGGCTCAGGAACTGCTCTCTGAGCAGATCAATCGGGCACTGGGCCAAGGTCGCAACGCTAAAAATCAGTTGATAGGCGGCGTGCAGAAGATCGCTGGCCACCCTGTCTTCCTTCCCTTGGAAATGTCTGGGGACCGTCTGGATGGTGCGATCAAGGCCACCTTCTCGGGCGGTGAAGCCAAGGGCTTCCTCGACCGGATCGCCTCGGGGATGATGTTGACCGAGGATGCTCCGAACCGGTCGGTCAGCGAAGACCTGTGGAAGCAAGCGTCAGACTTTGGCGAGGGAGGTTCGGTGCCGATGTGGGGCGGGCGCCCGCTCGACCCTCGCATGTATCTGGACAAAAAGATCCGCCTGGTCGCCGCCGGCCGCCGCGATGGTAAGCCCCAGTACCGCATGGAGGTGAGCATCATCGGTGCCCCTGTCACAGACATTGTGAACGAGGACGGAACGATCTTCTATTTCAACCCCGAGTCCCTGATTGAGGCCACGCGATGACCTTCCTTTTCGAGCCGGACCAGCAAGCACCTCGGATCGCAGGGCGGAGGCCTCCCACGGAAGGGGAGGTCTCTTGGTTTGAGGGGCTGGGGGCGGCAACCACCTCTGCCTCGATCGAGAACAACGCCAACTTCCGGGCCCAGAACGTCACCTCAGAGGTCGAAGTGGAGAAGCTCGAGGATATCTTCGACCGGATCGGCGAGGGCCCCCTTCTGGAGCGCCTGAAAGAGCGAGGTATGGTCTCTGACACCATGGAGACCATCACGCCCGATCTTCTCAGGCACAACGGCAGGGCGCGTCAGGAAATGCTCGACATGGCAAGGGAGCGCGCCAGCGAGGACACCGATGGCTGGGGTGATCTCGACCTGTCGGAAGAGGGGATCACCGCCGAAGCGAACAAGCGACTTCAGAGCGACTACCAGGACGCCCAGGACATCCTATCGATGATGGGAGGAGGGCGTGGTGCGGCTGAGATGCTGGGCGGTATGATCGGCATCACAGCCGACATCCGCAACGCGCCGTTCCTTCTTCTTGGCGGTGGGTCAGGGTCATTCGTGCGGATCGCTGCCCGAGAGGCGCTTCTAAACGCTGGCGCTGAAGGGGTGTTCCTTCCGTCGCAGTTCGACATGGCGGAGCGCCTGAATATCCCTGACCCGAACGTGCCTCGGCAGCTTGCAATGGCTGCCGCCGCTGGCGCAGTCATCGGTGGCGTCGTCGAAGGGGCCGCGCGAGGGATAGCCTATTGGCGCGGCCGGGGGGCGAGGTCCCAGGCTCACAGCCTGTCCTCTCGGCCAGAAGAGGACATGTCGGTCGAGCTTGCCGAGGACATCCTGACCAGTGAGGCCCCGGATCCGTTCGTGGTTCTTGAGCGCCGGGCGCGTGAGGCGCCTCCCTTCGTCCGCGACACCCCGCAGCCCCGAGACATGCCGGAGCTGGCCGACTTCGCGAGGACGGCCGATGTTTCGTTCCCCTCTGGTATGGCACCCGTCAGGTTCGACACGACCGCGGCTGTCAGCTCGAATGCCCGATATCAGGCGGCGCGCGCAGCTGACCCGATCACGATGCAGAGGTACGAGGAGCTTTCCGCCCGCAAAGAGACCTACCGCCGCTGGATGGAGGAGATCAGGGCCGGCCAAGCTGCCGATGCCGATCAGGCCGAGGCCATGCTGGAAGAGGCGATTGGTGTTGCGCAGGAAAGGCTGAGGGCGACCCAGGGGAAGGGCAACAAGGCCAAGATCCGCGCCACGATCCGTGAAATGCAGGCTGATCTGCAGGATATGCAGAAGGTCCAGCGGGGGGCCGAGACTGGTGACACCAGAGAGTTGCGCCGCGCGATTGTAGAGGTCGACGAGCAGATGCGTGATCTCGCCCCCGCCGTCGGTAAGGCTTTCCGGGATGGAGATGCCGCGCCGGTGCCTGACGGGGCGGAATTGCCCGGTCGCGCGCCGGACGTGGCTGAAGTGGATGCGATGATGTCGCAGTTCTTCGGCGATCAGGGCGAGGTCGACGTGCCTGTTGTGGTGCGTGAGGGCGCAGCGCCTCAAGACAGGCCGTCTTCGGTCTCTCCGCTGGCAAACCCGGCGGATGCAGATGCCGATGCGGCCATTCAGGGCATCGTCGCGGACACCCAGGAAGAGATCGAGCTGAACGGCGACTTCGAGGTCATCGACATCGACGGGAACACGCGCATGGCGTCGGACGTGCTGCGCGATATGGAAGAGGACAGGAGCTTTGCCGAGCAGGCGAAGATCTGTGGCGTGAGGACCAAGGCATGAGCTTTTCGGACTGTATGCAGCGCGGTATCGACGCTGGCCTGATCGACCCGATCCGGGGGAAGAAGGCGCAGGAGCGATGGGAGTTCCTGAAAGACCAGTACGTCGCCAACGGTCGCCCGGAGCAGGTTGCGATGGTCATGGCCGCCAAGCGGATAAGCGACGAGGCCGATCGAGCGGCAAAGATGCGGGCTCACGCGCAGGTCAGCACCTTGGCGGTCAGCAAGAGGCTCAACGATCAGGTCAACTCGACCCCGAAAAAGGACCTGAAGAAATTCTCCAGCCGATCGGTCGAGGCGCTGGATTATGAGGCCCGCAGCCTCGTCCGCCTCTTCAACAGCAAGGTGAGTTCCTTCCTCCGGCAGAACCACCGGAAGATCACTGGCTCCATGCGCAACCCCGCGATGATGAAGAACATCGTGATGGAGCTGCATGGTCAGAGCACCGGGGATGCGGCTGCTGCCGCCATGGCTGGTGGCATCCGGCAAGCCATGGAGGACATGCGGGTCATGTTCAACGAGGCCGGCGGCTACATCGGCAAGCTCGACAACTGGGGGATGCCGCATTCGCACGATCGCCTGGCTATCACCCGGGCCGGTTTCGAGGAGTGGTTCGGCTACATCAAGGATATCCTCGATTGGGAACGGATCGAAGACTATGCGACGGGGCAGCCGTTCCAGGCGCCCGGTGCTGCAGCGCCCGCTGACGACGTGAAGCGCGCCTTCCTCAAGGAGGTCTACGACAACATCGACTACGGGCAGGGGTCGCGCGAGGCGAGCTATGGGCGCGCCCAGGGGCAGGCCCTCTACAAGGCGCGCTCAGAGCAGCGCGTGCTGCACTTCACGGATGGTGAGGCATGGATCGGGTACAACCAGCGCTTCGGCTCCGGCGATCCCTTCAAGAGCCTCATGACCCATATTCACGGCATGGCCTATGACATCGCGGCGATGCGTCGCTTCACGCCCAACCCGAACCTCGGCGTCGACTACATGAACCAGCTCGTGACCAAGCGGATGCGGGAGACTGGTGAGCGCATGGGGTACTTCGACGATGCCGAGACGGCGCGGCGCATGATGCGGATCTTCTCGGGACCGAATTCCCCCAAGGGGGCCGCCGCAGAGCTGATGGCGGGCTTCCTCTCCTCCGCGCGCCACGTGATGACCGCCGCATTCCTAGACCGGGCAGTGGTGGCCTCGATCTCCGACTTCAATAGCATGAGGCTGGCTGCCAAGGCGTTCGGCTTGAGCCGCGGGAACATCGTGTCCGCCTACAGTCGGACCCTTGGGGACATGGTGCGGCAGGGCACGATGCAGACGCAGGACCTTCTCCGGCACCAATGGGTGATGGATACCATTGCCGACCCCGGCGCCGCCACCGCGCGCTTCCAGCAGGAGATCGCACCGTCCGAGATTGCCGAGCGCCTGTCCTCGGCCTCGATGCGCCTTCAGGGCCTGACGCACCACACGGACACCCTGAAATTCGCGATGCAGTCAGGGTTCTGGGGAGAATTCGCAAGCCATGCGGGCAAGCCTCTGTCCGATCTCCCTGCCGAGCTTCAAACCCTACTCCGCAAGCATGACCTGACAGATGAGGAGTGGCTGACCTTTGCCGCTCCGGAGAACCTCTATCAAGCCGGAAACGGAGCCACCTTCCTTAACCCGCTTCACTGGCGTGCCGGTCGCCCAGGCGCGGATAGTGAGGCGGATCAAATATTCATGAAGGTGCAGAGCGCCATCGAGGAGGTGACGGAGATCGCAGTTCCGACGCAGAGCCTTCTCGCAAGGGCGTTCTATGACCCGAGTGGCGTCGGGCTCACGCCCGGGTCGATCCTGTACGAGATCGGCAAGTCGGGAATGATGTTCAAGAGCTTCGTGGCGGCCTTCACCGTGAACCAGGTGCGGATGATAGTGGCGCAGCCGACGACTGGCGGCAAGATCTCCTACGGCCTGAGCATGGCCGGCGGGGCGACGATCCTCGGCGCCATGAGCCTCCTGATTGGGGATCTCCTGGCAGGCCGCGATCCCGCCAATGCCAACCCGGCCGACAACCCGATGTTCTGGGCCAAGGCAGCGATGAAGGGGGGCGGGTTTGCGATCATCGGAGATATCGTCGCTACCGGGCAGGCGTCCTGGGGAGGTGGTTTCGGTTCGTATGTCGCCGGTCCTGTCCCGCAGCTGATGAACGACGCATGGGGCCTGACCATCAAGAACGCCTATGAGTTCGCGACCGGAGAGGACACCAACTTCGCCTCCGAGCTTGCGAAGGCCGGCAGGCGATACACTCCGATGGCCCAGACCCCGCTCGTCGGCCCGGCCGTGGATCGCCTGTTCTGGGATCAGCTGCAGCTCTTCCTCGACCCCGAGAGCGTCACGGCGCTGCAGAGCAACGAGACACGCAGGTCAAATCGGGATGGAAACGGGTCGTTCTGGGCGCCTGGCGAAGTGCGTCCGTCCCGCGCCCCCGACTTCATGGACATGATCGGCGGCTAGGTGCATTCGCCGGCACCCGGGCCTCAGCCATGGTGCCGGCATGGTTACTGTCCCTTCGACCCCCCGCGTCAACACCATCACGCTGGCCAGCGCCTCGGCCGGGCCTTTCGAGGTCGGCTTCCGCCTGTTCGAGGCGGCGGCGGTCGAGATCTACGTGAATGGCGATCTCGTATCCTCCGGCTACACGGTCACGGCCAACTTCAACGATGGCTACGACGATGCTGCCACCATCCTCTTCGACGAGGCGCTGGAGGCGGCAGACGTGATCGTCGTCTTCGGGAAGATGACCCCGCAGCGCGGCAACGACTACGGTGCGGTGGAGCCGAAGCTGACCGCCAAGCTGAACCTGGAGCTGGGGAAGATCTGGGCCGTCCTGTCCGAGCATCGGCACGGTCTGGACCGGGCGCTGCGGGGCTTCAACGAGGCGCCCATCGGTGACCTTGAGGCCGAGAAGGCGATCTACTGGAGCGGGACCGAGTTCGTCGCCGGGCCGAGCCTTGCCAATATCGCGGCCGCACAGGCGAACGCAGAAGCCGCGCTTCAAGCTGCACAAGATGCCGCCGAAAGCGCCGAAGAGGCCGCGACCTTCGACCCCTCGCTCTTTCTCACCAAGGCGGGCAACCTAGCGGGTGTCGCGGATACCGACACGGCTCTTGCGACCCTCGGGGGCGGAGTGTCGGGCATCGCGGTATTCAAGCTCGCCACCCAGGGCGCGATCCGCAGCTATCTGAGCCTCGGCAGTGCGGCTCAGCAGCCGTTCACCGATAACGTCGATCTGGCGGTGAACCCTTCCCATGTCGGATCGCGCGGGAACGTTGCTGCCTACGTCGCCGCGCGTGATATCACCGATCCGCACCTGATCGTCAGCACTTCCGACACCGGAAATACCTCCCTATCGGCGGGATCGGAATACCAGGTTCCGTTCAACGATGTGCTCCATCAGGACGCGGATATCGTCCCGGGCATCCAGCTCTTCTCTGGCGATCTGGTCTATGTGCCGGCCGGCATCTACTACGCCGAGTGGGAATCGGCCTTCTTCCGCAACAGCGGCAGCAACACCGGACGCTTCCTGACCACTCTGCGGGACAAGACCGCTGGTGTGGATCTTGGCTATGGGGCGCGTGGCGCCTGCAGCGCATACGAGCATGGCTCGGGACATGGGCGCGCGAGATTTACCCTCGTCGCGACATCCACGGTCGGGCTCGTCGTGGATGTCGCCAGCTACAGCCTTGAGCTAGAAGCGGTGGACCCAAACTTTGCCCGCCCGGCGCGGAACCGCTTCCTTCGGCTCTGGAAGGTGGCGTGATGGAAGGCAGACCCTACGAATTCTGGATCGCATTGCTCACCGGGATGCTGATCGTCTTCGAGCGCCACCGGGATAAGCCGGTGTTCGCCCGCGCGGTGATTGCTGCGATCTCCGGGGGTATCGGGTTCTCGATGGCGCCGGACCTCAGCGAGTGGCTGAACCGCAGCGAGACCCTGGCGGCGATGATCCTGACCGCCCTCGGCTATCTGGTCATCGACGTTGCGGCCAGCATCATTGCAGACCGCGATTTCCTGAAGGATTTCATCAAGTCCCGGCTCGGAGGTGGGAAGGGATGAGACACACCAAGGACACATTGCGCCGGCAGCGCGGGCTGATCGTCTTCCTGATTGCCCTCATCGTCGTGTGGCTCGTGGGGCAACCCTTCATGGATGTCTGCCGGGATGCCTTCTTCAACCTGATGGGTCCGCGCTGACTTCCTTGCATCGGACCTCGGACGCCCGGGGCTGATGATCCTCCTGCAACTCAGGAGGAAGACCCAATGACCTATCATCTTGGCAAAGGCTCTCTGGCAGAGCTGGAGGGCGTGAAGCCCGAGCTGGTGTCCGTGGTGAAGCGCGCGATCGAGCTGACCACCCAGGACTTCACCGTGCATGACGGCCTGCGCACGGTGGAAGAGCAGAAACGCTATGTGGCCAGCGGCGCGTCCACCACCATGAACTCCAAGCACATCACCGGCGATGCGGTGGATCTGGTGCCCTACATCAACGGCAAGCTGCGCTGGGAATGGCCCCCGATCTACAAGATTGCGGCGGCAGTGGCCGAGGCGGCGCGCGAACTGCAGGTCGAGCTGCGCTGGGGCGGCGTCTGGGATCGGAAGCTGTCCAGCATCGACCCCCTGCCTCTCGCCATGGAAGAAGCGGTCGAGACCTACGTGGCCCGGCGCCGGTCGGCCGGGCGGCGTGCCTTCATCGACGGCCCCCATTTCGAGCTGGACTGATGCTCGTCCTCCGTCTCCTCTTCCGAAACCGCACCACCTCGGCAATCACCGCGGTGGTGCTGGTCTTCGCGACCCTCTTCACCTGGCACAAGGTCGACAAGGGCAGTGCGGTGCGGAAGGCCGTGGCCGAGTATGTCGCGGATCTGGAGCTGGAGACCGCCCGGGCGAGGATCGAGGAGATCGAGCGCCGCGCCCGGGTGGCCGAGGAGGCCGGTGCCCGGCTGCAGGAGAGGCTGCAGGCGGCCGAGGGCGAGGCGATCCGCATGAACGAGGAGATCGAGCGATATGCCGAAGAGACAGACGTTCCGGCTGATGGCCTTGTCGATGATGGCCTGCTTGACCGGCTGCGCGGGCGCTGACCGGGCGATCCGTGACGCTGCTGGGGACCGGGCGGCGATCGAGGAAACCCGCGCGCTGCCGGCTCTCCCCTCCGACTGCCGGCGCCTGCATCGCAGCGGGGTAGGGGCGGGCGACAGGATCGACGTGGCGCTGCTGAAGACCGACGCGGCCCTTGTCAGGCACCAGGCGCAGACCGGCCACTGTGCCGCCTGGTACGATGATCTGCGCGCCGGATGGGCCGACACCCCCTGACCTTGCATTCGGCGGCCCCTGTGGCGCTCGTAGAACCGTCTCATGACCCCGACAGGAGATTGAGATGGCCCGCGTCACCGACGCCAGCGATGACTGGCAGAGCGTCACCCTTACCCAAGATGAAGTCTGGCAAGTGCAGGTCGGCGCCCTGCGCGTCAGTACCGCGGCGGCGCCCGTGCAGAAGGATGGGATCATCCTCCGGGCCTTCGGTGGCCGGCGCGAGGACAGCGCGATCTACGCCAGCGGCACCACCGTGAAATACAAGCTTCACGAGACGGTCGAGAGCGCAGTTTTCGTGCGCGAAGCGGCTACTTGAGGTGTGAAAATGGCAAACATTATCGACACAAGATCGACTTTTCGGCTGGCTAAAGCCCCGACATCTTGGATCATCGCGTGGGGCATTGGGCAATCGAACATGGCGGGCCGCGCCCCGAACCTATCGTCTGTAATCGTTCCCGAGGGGGCGGGGCTGAAGTACGAACACGCGACCGGCGACCTGGTGCATATGGTGGATCCGACTGGATATGATGCAGGATCCGTCAACAAGGGTTCTCTTGGGCCATCCCTGTGTCGGGAGGTTTACGAGCAGTCAGCTGGCCGCGTGGGGTTGATCTTCGTAAATACCGGATACACCGGCACCGGCATCCTGCCCGGACAGGAGTGGTCGGACAGCCCCAGCGGGGCAGACAGGTGGACGCCATCGAAAAACAAGTGGAATGCGGCCATTGCGTCGGCGCTATCTGACAAGCTGAATGTCGTCGGGTCGTGCATCCTGTTCTCGCAGGGTGAATACAACGCTGAGCAGATCGACGACTCCGACCCGGGTGTTGACAAGGCGGCGTGGAAAACTGCGTTCCTCGATTTGATCGGCCGGGCGCGCACCCACGCTGGCTCTGATCGGATCCCGGCGGTCATTCTCCAGACCGGACAGCGCAGCGACGGTGACACGACCGGATATCAAGACATCCGCGCCGGACAGGCGGAGCTTGTTCGGGACAACGCCCTGGTCTTCATGGGTCACGCTGGCTCACGCTACTTCCAAGAGCGTGGGCTCCAGTTCGACACGTTCCATTTCACCGACGAGGGATACGACGAGATGGGCCGCTCGGCAGCGTCGACCATCCTGTCGGCGGCGATGGGCGCCAGACCAGGTGGGCTTGAATAAGATGGCTCGCCCGAAGGTGCAGTAAGGAGACCCCAACATGCCTGAGATCGACGAAATCACCCCTGAGTTCGACAGAGTTGACATGGGCAGCGAAGACCTGCTGGTCATCTTCAGCGCCTCGGCCGATGCCGGCGGCCGCGTGCCGGTGTCCGAGTTCATCGCGGGCAACAGCATCGCGGTGGACGGTGGCGACCATGACTTCGGCACCAGCACGATCACCAACCTGACCTCCAACACCGCGATCCTCGCCAACCTGGTCTTCGCCTCGAACAAGAAGATCACCAACATGCTGACGGGCGACGTGTCGGTGGAGTTCGCGGCGACGGCCTCGGGCGCCAGTCAGACGGTGGCCGTGACCTTCACCGGGGCGGCGGTCTCGATGCTGCTGATCGCCGACTTCATCGAGGCCCTGCCGGATGGGCTGGTGCTGCAGGGCGCCTGGATCTCTGGCGCCAACGCGGTGAGCTTCAAGGTCTACAACGCGACGGGCAGCGAGATCGCGGGGGCCACCTATTCGGCCCGGGTGGCGGCGTTCTCGACCGGCACGCACGTCCCCTGATCCGATATCGGAAACCCGATAACGAGAGAACCCCGGCCTGATGGTCGGGGCTTTTTCGTTCCTGTTTCATTCTGTACCGTGCGGACTCGCAAACAGGGCGGGGGAGCCATGCCGCGCAGACTATGGGTCAAGTGTGCCTGCGGGCACGAGGCCGACTTCGAGATCTCCGAGTACGAGAAAACCAGCCGGGAGTTTCTGTTCCCCCGGCTGGTCTGCAAGCGGTGCCGTCGACGGGGCGCCGCGGTCGACATGATCGTCTATTGGGACACCGGGGTCAGCGCCGCGCCGAGCCCAAGGTGACGGGCGGTCAGGGGCGGCCTGTGCCCCGGCGCTACAGCCGATCATAGAGCAGCCGGAACCCCCTGAAGCTGGCGATGGTCCTGACCGGGCCATACCGCTCAGAGAACAAGGGTTTGTCGGTGGGCGTCCTGAGCTTCAGCAGGTGACGGCCGAGGCGGATTGTCAGCCCCCATTTCCACGCCCAGATCATCCTCCTTCTCCTTCGCTGATCAGGATGCGCAGGATTTCCTGCTGCACATCTGCCAGTCGGCTCGCGGCGTGGGCGACCTCGGACACGGTGTCGGCGATGTAGGCGTCTCGGCCTGCGTCCTCTGTCTTCACCAGCAGCGCCCGCAGCGCGGTGATGCGGTCAGGCAATTGGCGCTCCGAGATCAGCAATGCCTCGCCCGCCTCGATCTCCTTCATGTCCCGGTGCTGGGGGCTGTCGATCACTACTACCGCCCGCTTCCCCGTGATCGGGTCTTCCAGGTGAAGCGCGGGCCGGTCGATGTAGCCGATCACGCGGTAGTAGGTATCGCCGTTCCGATAGAGCTTCTGCAGGTGGTCTTCAGGGCTGGTCATCGGAGCCTCCAGGGGTGGCTTTGCGCGGGTCATCCTCGACCCACATGGAGCCGATAACGGTGACATAGAGTGAGTTGATCATCTCGGCCGTCAGGTGGCAGCCGGTCCCGCGCTCGTGTGCGCGCTTCATTCGGTTCAGCGCGTCGTGGGTGGGTGAGAAGACGCCGGTGTGGGGATCGTTATCCATGTTCGCACCCAGGTTACTGAGCTGGCTCGGTGCAGCCTTCACAGGCGCGGCCGTCTTCGGTCAGGATCAGGGCGTCCTCGCTCAGCAGGTGTTCCGACCCGCAGAACTCGCAGCGCTCGATCTCGTCGTCCAGCCACGCTTCCCGCAGGGCGCTGAGCTGCTTCAGGATCTGGCCGGTCTCCATGAAGGGGCCGTTCATCGCCTCAACCAGCCGCTCGATCTCGCGGACCTGGTTGTGCAGTTCGATCTTCTCGTCTCGGTCAAGCATCCGAGCCTCCAGAGTTGATGCGGGCGGCCTCGGCACGGTCGAGGCGGTCGATCTCGGCAGCGATCAGGGCGCCGGCCCGCACCAGGTCCTCGCGGCGAGACTTCGGCTTGTACCAGTCGCTTGACCATGGCCAGAACGGCAGGATCTTGGATCGCGGTCGCTCTCCGACGGGCAGTCCGTCCCTTGCGCCCGGCGCGGCATAGATTGCAGCCGCAACCGCCATCTCTCCGCTATCGTGCGTGTCGTCATGCTCGGGCGTCCAGCCTTCGACCGAGATCTGGCGCGCGCGCTCTGCGGCGATGCTCTCAATTCCGTTCAT